CGGCGCTGATCTCGTCCAGAAGTGTCGCGTGCTTGCGTGCGAGCTCGCGGATCATCTCGGCGGCGACGCGGTCGGCGTAGCGTTCCGGGGGTGGACCGAAGGACCTGATCTCAAGCATCGATTAGTCCATCTTGCTTTTGGTGGTCATCATCACTCCTCCACCACCACTGCGCGGAAACCAACACTCCAGGTGAAGCTCATCCAACGGTCAACAGTGGGCTTGCGATAAGAGCGCAACTTGATCGAGACGAGGTCTCTGTTGCGGCGGCCGAGTACAAAAGCAGTGTCGCAGTGCTGATCGATCTTGGCAGCGTCCTCGCCGGTTGCTGGCCAACACAAATCGTGCCGCAACATGTCGATGGGAAAGCTTCCGTTGCCGGTCACGTAGTATTGGTACATGTACTTGGGGCGCTCGTGGGCTTCGAGCTTGAACTCCTCAAAGCGGTGATCTCCGGGATACTCAGAAAGCTTGGGCATTGTCATTTCCTCCGTAATCTCAAGACGGATTCGGCCGCTTCGACCACTGCATCGTTGTTCTTTACGTTGTACGCCAACCAGTGAACGACCTCGGGCGGGGCGAGGCGCAGCACGTCGCGGAGCGCTACGTGGATGTTGCCCCACGCCTCGTAGATTTGGCCGTCAGTCGGGCTCACAGCCTCGCTAGGCTTCAGTGTGTGTGCCATGACTTCCCTCCGTCATGTGAATGGACCCCTTGTGCGATGGCCCGCGGGTCGACGGTGCGCCCTGCCATCTGCTGCGCTCGCGCCAACAGTTGCTGGAACAGCGGGCTGCCACTGCGGGCGAGAGCGCGATAGGCGCAGGCATCGGTGATGCCGTCGCGGCTGGTGTCGTCCCAGCCGGTGAACGCGACCGCACCAGAGGCACGGTCGACGATCACCTGGACGCGCCCCTGGCGCAGTGCGGCGGCGAGGCGTTCCATGGCAGCGCGCACTTCGCGTGCGCGCTCCTGGATGGTTTGCCTGGGCTTCAGGCGGGTGTCGCATGCCATGGTCGCCTCCTACAGATCGAACACTATGGTGCCGCTGGGGCGAGAAGCGGGGGCCTGTACCTCGGGCACGTCTCCCAAATCGACGCGACGGCCCTCGGCCTCAGCCTCGCCAACCAGCGTGGCGTCTTCGATGTCGAGGAAGCTGGTGCGGGCTTCCGCGAGCCGCTGGATGGTGACCTGATCGATCTCGGCAGTGCCTTCCTCGGCGGCCTTGACGATCTGGCGCGCGGCCTTGCGGGCAAGCTCGATGGCGGTCTTGACGCGCTCCTGGGCCGGGGCGTCGAGCATGTTGGAAACGCTGCGCGCCTTGTTGGCGGCATCGCGAACGCGCTGCACATCAAGGCTGGCGAGCCCGCCGGCCATGCTGTCGACCAAGTCCCTAATCTCGGAGTTGATCGCGCGCACCGCCTCGACGTCGTCGGGGGCGATGCGGCCCACCAGCACGTTGACGCTGACGCGAGTGACGCTGGCGGTAGCATTGAAGGCGTCGGCGATCTCGCGCGCCTTGGCGACGGCGGCGGCGAGCTTCTCGGCACTCGCCTCGGGGCAGAGCAAGCCAAAGGCGGAATGAGCGCACACCGTCTGGATAGCACTGCGGGCGAGCGAGCGGGCCTTGAGCGCGTTCTCATGCTCGGCCGGGTCGCTGATGGTGCGCTCGGTCTCCCACCGTGCGCGGCGCTCGCCGGCATCGGTGATGTGATCCTGCTCCAACTCGAAGGTCTTGTACTTCACATTGCCGGCGATGGCGGTCTTCACGCTGACCAGCAGGCCTGGACGGAGGGTTGAGTACATGGCTTTAGTCCTTCCTTGTGAAGGAGACCCTGACTTAATGACAGGGCCTCCGGTTGTCAATACACGTATTTACAAGTCAAGCGCACGCTCGGTGGAAAGCTTGCGCTCACCATCGGGTGTGGTGGCAGGCCGCGCGCGCTTCGACCATTCGCGCAGGCGATTGACCTGGGCCGCCATGCTGTCGACCATCGGCACGACTTTACTGGCAGCGGTGAGAACGTCCTGAGCGGTCAGTGCGCGCTTGCCGTCGGCGAAGCTCACGAACAATGCCTCGGGGATGAGGTTGGCGATCTCGGCGCTGGTGAACTTATCGGTGGCCCTCACGATCGCGCGGGTCTCGTCGTTATCGAACGCGGGGCGCTTGAACTTGCGCAGGGTCACGTAGAGAACCTGCTCGCGCTCGCGTGCAGTCGGGACGTCTACGAACCACAACTCATCCCATCTGCCTTTTCGCAGAAGCTCGACGGGAAGCCGGTCAGGGTCATTGGCCGTCGCAAAGATAAAGGCCGGGTTGGTGCGGTCGTTCATCCAGGTGAGCAGGGTTGCGAGCTTGTCGGCAGCAACGCCGCCATCGCCAGCAGGACCGGCACCGCCTGAAAGGGTCTTGTCGACCTCGTCCAGCCAAAGCACCACGCGGCCCATCGCGGTCACGGTCGAAAGCATCTCGCGGATGTTGCGCTGGCTCTCGCCCAGGAACTTGCTCTCGGCCGCGCCCAGGTCACCCTTGATCAGCGGGCACCGCCATGCGGTGGCGACAGCCTGTGCGGAATAGCTCTTGCCGTTGCCGGGCAGGCCCACGACAAGGCAGCCCTTGGGCGCCGGCAGACCATAAGCTGCAGCATCGGGGCTCCAAGCAAGCTCGCGCTGGATGAGCCAGCCCTTGAGCGCATCTAGTCCGCCTACGGCGTCCAGGCCGCCAGGGAGAGGCTCAATCCACTGGAGCATGCCATTGGATGCGATCAGCCGTTTTTTCTCTTCAGCGATCACCGTAGGCTCGATGCAGCGCCTTTGGACGATGCTCTTGGCAATGCAGGCTTCGGCCTGGGGACCGCTAAGCCCGACTGCGGCATCGATCGCCGCATCGCGCTGACCGTTGAGCGGCGTGACCTTGTCGCCGTGCTGGCGTACAGCGGTCGCCATCGCGGTGTCGATGATCTTGCCAAGCTCCTCGCGATCGGGGAGCGGCCAATCGACGACGACGGCATCACCGCCGGCAAGCTCGGGCGGCACCTGGGCGCCGGGAGCGAGCACCACAATGGAGGTGCCGGTGGCAGGTAGCGAGCGGGCGAGGTTGCGCAGCGAGCGTGACACAAACACGCCGGCCGGCCCCTCGAGCCACTTGTGCAGATCGCGCAGCACCCAAAGCTCGCGCTGACCTTGCTTCGAGCGCTCGCCAATGAGGCGCAGCACCGTGCCGGCGTCGAGCGGAGCCATCTGGCCAGGGTTGAAGGGATCAGCCTGCCCCTCCATGCCAGGGACCTTCTGGCCGCCGACGTCAGTGGCGCCGGCCGCGCAGTCCCAGAAGAACGGCACGAAGCCTGCGGTCTTGCCGGCCTCAATCAGCCAAAGCTCGGTGCGCTGCTCCTCTTTAGAATTGATCCAAAGTACACCGTTGCGCGCCTTGACGAGCGCGACGACATCGGCGGTCTGGGTCTGGCTCTTGGTGGGCATCTGTCAAAGTCCTTTCAGGGGGTTTGGTCGAAAACAGGGGTAATCCGCACGTCGTAGTCGTCGGCGTACAGACGGCGCCATGTATCGGCCTGCGATTGCGCGTAGGGCCGATAATCGTGTTGTGTCTGCATGACTTTGTGGCCCTGCGGATCGTAGAGCGTGACCATCCAGCTGATGGGCTTACGCTCATCCTTACGGGCGCCGGGGATGTGATCGTCGAAGTTCATCGTGATGGCCTCCAGGCGAGGACCGGGTCCTGGCCGTCGCCGCAGCCCTCGCAGGTCAAGGCGTCGGCGAGATAGTCGTCGCGGGCGTCGATGGCCTCCTCGGCCTGTGGATTACCGTAACGAAGCTCGAACCGGTGGTAGCAAGGCCAGCAGGCGACAAGCCCGACCGCCTTCGGCCCTTGGCAGAGCGGGCAGGAGGTGTCGGCGCGAACGAAGCGGTGATCAGACATCGAGGTGCCTTTCAGTTGGAGGGATTACCGTCACCATCATAGCACCCTCCACCAAGGCACCTGCCATGCTGGCAGGATAATGTGCACTTTTAAGCTTTAAGCCCTTGTCAGGGCTCGAATCTTTTTTTCGATGATTACGCTGTAAAAGGCTCGAAATTAGTTGCGAACGGTCTTGTTAATGTTTGCAGCGCAGCATGGATTAATGATGCTGACCTAATTAGTTTCACCGGTAACTACCTGTGGAATTGCCAAACCAGTTTCATCTGCAACTATCTTGCAGTGCACGTGTTCGAGTTATCCACAGGCTAATCAGGGCCAAAATCAACATCCAGTAGGTCGCCACAAACGTCAGCACAACGGACCTATGCGAATCAGCGAACTCGTGCGACGCCATAGGGGCGGCCTCACGGCAACACAGATGCTTGCGCAAGGTGCTTCCACCCGCTGGGTGTCAGCTGTGGCTTGACCGCAAGGGGACTCCCGATGAAACGAATCCCGATGCTGGTCTCGGTCCAGTGTCGTGAATGTTACCATGTGGGACGTTTCGCCATGCCCTTCGATGAGGATCGCAAGCGCGATGAACGAGGGTTTCTCGTGCCGCCTCGATTGCGATGTTCTAAGTGCGGTTCGACCAATGCTGAGGTGACGGCGCTTGGCCGCGAGAGCTTGCAGGCATGGGCCAGACGGCGGAGGTGTCGATGAAGGATTGGATCAGGAACCAGCAGCGCAGGCGCCAGCAATGGGAGCGCAGGGAGCATGCTCGGCGCGTGAAGCTGTGGGCGATCGAGAGCGAGGCATCGCACGAGCTTGGCTGTGCTTGCTGGGACTGCCTGCTGCGGCTTCATGGCGAGGTGGCAAGGCACCAAGCCGAGATGTTGGTGAGAGGTGCGTCCCGGCGTCGACCGCTGGTGCCACGATGACAGAATACGACCCATATAAGAAGGAGTCGGACAAAGGCAGAACGGCATTAGTTACAAATGAAACGGTTGTGGTACACAACCAGAAAGAGAACGGCCGCCTGTGCACTGGCTGGGTCGCCCCGCTAGGGTGGGTAAGGTCCGAGCAAGCCCTCGCCAGCGGGCTCCCTATTGGCTCTGAGGGGATGTAACTAATGAACGAAAAGTTACAGATTATGGAACATTTACAACGAGGTAGCGCACAACCGACTACACAACCAATGGAATGTGATGGAGGATCAATGACTTAGGCCAAAATCTGCAATACGTAGCTATACATGTATTGTAGTCATCTTTGGCTACGCTGACTACAAGTGGTTGCGAATGCAACTGTTTCCGTTTTGGAGGTCGTCGATGATTGCTGCTTGCCCATGCTGCAAAGGTTCCGGCTGGCTCTTCGTCTACGACCAGACCGCGCCCGGCGTCCCAGTGCGCCGCGATCTCTGCACCCACTGCATGGGCCAAGGCACGATCGCCACCGAGCTTCGCGAACTACCCTTCCCTGCGGGCGCCCGTGCTCGAGGCAAGCAGGGAGTAGAGGACCAGGACGCTGGTCCTCTACAGACCCGATCGAGAGTGTCGCGATGAGTAATGTCGTTCGCTGTAAGCGCTATGGGCACGCGCTGGGCATGAAGCTCGACGGCGGCTGGTGCGTCTGCCTGCCGGATCAATGCCGCGATCGTGGCGAACTCACTCGAGACCTCGCTTGCACCTATCCAACCTGCCGCTGCGCCTTCCTCTGGTGCACTGCTAAGTCGCATCCGCCCTGCCCGCTCACAGGCAAACCCATCGGCGAGCCCAGCGCGCCCCATACAGACCCTCCCCAAACCCCAGATGTGTGCTAGCCTCCCAGAACCGCGCGACCTCACCAGTGAGCTTCCTAATGAGCTTGCAGCCCTCTCCAGATGTCGACCCAGATGACACGCAGTCCAGGAAACAAACAACACGCACACGCTTGCGGAGAAGCCGAGCCGCAGCCGCAGCAAAACAGGCCATAGCGGGGTATCCAGCGCGAGTGCCTGCCGATCCATATCGCGGCCGGCAGCTGCTGAACGCCGACACGATTGCCGAGATGCATCGCGCGTTCCGCGAGGGCGGTGCTGAGGCGATCCGCAAGGTGATGAAGAACCAGCCGGCTATCTTCTTGAAGCTGCTGGTGCTTCTGGTGCCGCGCGAGCTTCAGGTCGAGCATCGTGGCGGTGTTAAGGGCATGACCGAGCAGCAGATCATCGACGCCATCGAAGCAATTGAGGGATTCCTCGCCCGGCGGGCCGGCGAGCGCGCCAAAGTCGTGGAGGGCGAGGTGTTACCCCCAGCGATACCCCCAGCAGCGCCCAAAGAGCCAAGTAGCTGATCCTGTTGCTGTTTCCGTTGCGGCGCCGATGATCACCAATCACAGGCGTTGGTTGCCGTTGCAGTTGCGTTGCGTTGCTAAGTGACTGTAATCTCTAGGCTCCCTGGCCCACGGCGCGCGCGACCCCCGGGGGGAGGGGCGGCAGATAGATCGAGAGTTGGCCCAGGCCCCATCCTCAAACGCCCTGCATTTTTTTATACTCGGTTGCTAAACCATTGAGAACCATAAGAGAAATGCGAGGAAGATGAGAGTTGAGATGGTAGCGATATAGATTTTGGCTTGATTTTGGGTGAATTGGGGGGTTGTCATAGAGGTGGCCTTTCCCGGCGGTATCCCTCGTTCCTGCTTATGGACCGCGAGCGGGGCAGACGGAAGCGGAAAGGTCTTATGTTGCAACGGGGTCGCGCCCTTTCGGGGGCGCGGCCTTTTTTCGGGCGCGGTGGAGACGTGAGCGCTCGGTTGCGGAGAGGGCTTTTCCGGTGGGTGGGCGACCCCGGCCTTTTTTCGTTGCACCTCCTGCAACGGAAATTATTTTTCGTTGCGGGGGTTGATTTTCCGTTGCATGATTTATCGTTGCATTTTTCGTTGCAGTATTTTTCGTTGCAGGAGGAGGAGGTTTGGATGGCTGGGTTGGTTTGCCGGTGTCCGTGGTGTCACCGGACATTGATGGTTGAGGTTGGGGTTTTGGCGGTTGATCGGTGGATTGATCGGGAGGGGTCGCGGCCGCGCGGGGAGGCGCCGCTGACGGATGCGCAGAGGCAAGCGCGCCATCGGGAGCGCAAGCGGCGGCTGGTGCTAGCGCCGCTGAAGGGTTCAGGGGAATAGGTGGGATCAGAGGACGACGAGGTTTGAAGCGTGGGACGTGTTCTGGGGCGACGAGGTCGCGGGTAGTGGTGCGCGGGGTTCCGTGGGCGCGTAGGTCGCGTTTTGGGCAGTCCTCGGGCAGGTGATAGTCTTTGCAGCGCGGGCAGAACGGTTTCATGAAGGCCTGCACGAGGGTTGGGTCGATGGGTTTACCGCGGACCATGTGGGAGCATTATAAACGGTATGTTGAGTGGGAGTGGGAGCTGTTTGACGCGCTTTGTGCTGAGGTCAAGCGTTGGTGGCAAGGCAAGCGGCGGTGAGCAAATGAGCCCGGAGGAATGGCTGATCCTGGTAGCGATGTTGCAGAAGCAGGGGCCGGTGTGCATTGCCAAGGAGGACCGCAAGTTCCTGGCTGCGATGACGAACCAGCTCACCATCGACGAGCCGACGCGGCCGTTGCCGTGGCAGGAGCGCTGGCTATGGACGCTCAAGAAGGAATGCAGGCTGTAACGGTTCCGATTTGCGACGAGTGCTGGCGGGAGCGAGCTGGGGCGCTTGATCCGGTTCGGCTGCGCGAGCCCGAGGCTGAGATTTGCCAGTATTGCGGGTTGGTGACGCGGTCCGGGATTTACGTGCGTGGCAGGGTGAAGAAGAATGGCCAGTCATGCCGATGAAGGATCGCAAGATTGAGCTGAAGGGGGGAAACGAGGTGGTGCGGGGATTGCCGCCGCCTGCGCCCTATCTGAAGAACGGCTTGTGCAGCGACTGTGAGGTCGAGGCGGTGGTGGCGGGCGAGGGCGACATGAAGGTATGTCCCAAGTGCCACGCCGTCTTATGGCATCGCGATTATTCCCAAGAGCTGCGGCGCGAAAGGCTCGAGCGGGCGAGTGCGCGGCTCGACATGCTGCGCAAGAGCAAGGCTGAGATGAAGGCACGGGCGGCAGCGGGCTCGCATCAGATGATCATCGACGAGAGCAAAGACGAGAGTAAGGCCGAGACCAAAGAGGAGAAAGATGCTTAACCGGCGCGGCTTGATTACCGGGCTCGTGAGCTTCGTGGCCGCACCGGCGATTGTGCGTGCCTCGAGCCTGATGCCGTTGCGCGGCGTGCCGCTGTCATCTTACATCGACCTGTCCGAGCTAGAGCTGGGTTTTGTGATCACGCGCAAGGCGATTGAGGAACACGTTCTTAGCTCGATGTTTGAGCCCGAGGTGTTCCAGCGTATTTCTTTCGTGCGTGATGTGAACCTGGATTGTTACGAGATCACTGGTCCGTCTCAGGCGGTCTGGGATGCGTGGCATCAAATCTATGGCCGTGCTAAGATGATTCGGCTGAGTGCTCTGCCGAATTGTCGAAATGGAGATGAGCCATGCCGAGAAGTCTAGCGCGGCCGCAGACCGGGACGATGGTTTGGTATTACGCGGCGGCGCCGCCGGCGACCGCGCCGATTGCGGCCTTGGTCGTGCAATCGGTCTCGGGCGAGGGCTCGCAGGGTGTTGGCGCTCCCGCGCCGACCTTCAATCTGGCGACATTTTCTCCGACCACTGGCGCCATGACGTTCGCGGGTGCGGTGCCGTTCTATTACGGTGCGCGGCCGGCGTCCGGCGCTTGGTGTACGATGATGCGCGTCAACGAGAATCTGGCGGGTGCTTGGCCGACGCAGCAGGAGGCGCTGGAGTTTGCCGAGCACGGCTTGACCGCGCAGCAGAAGCAGGCTGCCGGCGAGGCGCGCGTTGCGACGGCTGCGGCGGCAGCCGCGCAGACCCAGACAAACGGTAACGGCGGCAATCCCGGCACCGAGGAGGTTGCGCCGCATACGGTGACGCGCACCACGACCCGGACGACGACCCGCACCACCCATCGCCCCTGAGCTAAACTCTTGTATCGTCCGGTCATGCATCTGAACGATCGTTTGATCTTGGCCTCGATCCTATTGCTACAGCTGGTCACGCTGGTGCTGCTGTTGGTTTTGCACTAAAGCTACCAACGTGAAGCCATGACCACGTCTGCAACCGTGATCAGGCGCGCACCGAGCCCGGCTGGGTCCCCGCAGTCCCCGGCCGGGCTCCTCGACAAGCGCATGTTCGCGCTTTTTCCCATCCCGATGTTCATGGGGATCGTTCCGAATGAGTGGATTCTCGAACCCATCGAGAATGAAATCCGGGCACTGAAAGGCGATCATCGTCGGCCCTGGATGTCAGCCGATGATCTTCAGCGCTTGCCGGTGATGCGTCCTCTGATTGATCTCATCCTGACGGAAGCGGGCAGCGTGCTTGATTTTCTCGCGGTCGAGCGCGCGTCGCATTATGTTTCCAACATGTGGGCGAACGTCACCGCCGCCAATCATCGCGGTGAGTTGCACGTCCATCCTAACTGCTTGTTGAGCGGCTTGGTCTACATCAAGGCGCCGCCCAACTGCTCGCCGACCTCGTTTGTGTCGCCGCGCCGGTTCAACAAGGGGCTGGAGCCGAGATACACGAAGAAGAACGAGTACAATTCCGATTTCATGCTGATGCCGGCGGTCAAAGGGCGCATGCTGATATGGCCCTCGCATCTGCCGCACGCGGCCGAGCATGACGTCGGGGTCAGCACCGAAGACCGTATCGTGGTCTCGTTCAACGTGATGATCAAAGCGTGCATTGAGCTGCCGACGGCGCGGCTTAAGCTCTAGTTGGCTTTGGGCTTGAGCGGGTTCTCGATCTTGGAGAAGATGGGCTCGCCGAGCAGTTTCTTCATGGCGAGGTCGAAGCTTGATTTAGCGACGATGAGCGCGGCGGATGGTTGCAGGCCGGCTGCCGCCATGTCGGCGACCAGATGATCGATCATGATGCAGGCAGTGTTGAGCGCATCGTTGAGCTTCTGCCGCTGATCGTTGAGGGTGACGAGATTGACGCCGGCGATGCGCAGCGCGTTTTGCAGCCGCTCGATCTCGGTGCCCAAATCCTCGATATCCTCGGAATGCTCTTTCTCGGTCATCTATCAATCTCGACGCCGGGAAGCTTGGCGAGCTTGGCCGCGTACTCGCGTAGATCGCTGGCGATTTGCTTGCGGTTTAGGATATCCGCCTTGTCGACGCGATACGCTATCCCTTCGAGGAAACCGATAGCGTGCGCAAGATGCGCTCGGTAGAGCTGGCGTTGGGCGTCGCGTTGTTTGACGTCGTCGATGAAGGTATCTTCGGTCATCGCATGATGCCTTTCATGGCCTCGGTCCAGGCGCCTTTGGCGGCGCTGACGTCGGGCGACAGCACCAGTCCTTCCGGCAACCAGGCGAGCAGCGCCTCGATCAGTTGGGCAGAACAGTTGAGCGCATGCACGACCTTGGCGGCATCGGCTTTAGTTCTGATTAACTCCTCGCGGGCTTCGGCGATTTTGACTTGCCATTCGCCGAGTTCGAGCATCAGCCTGGCGATTTCCTCCTGCTTGAGATCGGCGCGTTCCCAGTCGTGATGGTTGGGCATATCGCATCCTAAAAGAGGAAAGTGCGCGGCAACCCGAGAAGGTGCGGATCGGACATCGGGTGTTCGGGGGCCACCCCTAGCCGCGCTGGAGCGCTCTAGCATGCATTGCAAACAATGGCAATCTGTTTTACAATGTATGTCATGAATCGTTCACAGCAACTGGTTGTGCGGATTACCGATGCAGAACGTCGCGCTATCAAGGATAGCGCTCTGATCGCTGGGCTCAGTCTCTCGGGCTGGGCCAGGATGATTCTCTTGCGTCAGATTAGACTGGATCAAAGGAACGAAATGGAGAGCAAAGATGAGCTTCGGCGAGAAGGCGGTGGGAGCTGATTTCAATCCGAGCGGTGATGAGAAGGTCAACGAGATCAAGATGGCGTTCGCCAAAGCCATCGATGTCCTCAATGATCTGCGTGACGACACCACCAGCGGCGAAAAGAAACGCCTCTATTCGATCGCGATCACCGAGGCGCAAAGCGCGCAGATGTTCGGCGTCAAAGCGTTCACGTGGCGGGATTGAAACGAGATGGAAGAGTTTCCCCTCAACGATGAGAAGCTGGCCGAGGAATCGCTGGTCTCGCTCAAGGCCGAGCTGGCGCTGCGGCTTGAGCGCAAGGCCCAGGCCAAGGCCGGCGGGCTCGTCCAATTCGTAAGATACTTCTGGAACGTGCTGGAGCCGGAAACCAAGCTGGTCGAGGGCTGGCTCCTCGATGATATTGCTCTGCATCTGGAAGCGGTCACCTTTGGCAAGGTCACCCGGCTTCTCATCAACGTGCCGCCGGGCAGCATGAAGAGCCTGATGGTGAATGTCTTTTGGCCGGCTTGGGAATGGGGGGCGATGAACATGCCCTCGATGCGCTACGTGAGCTTCTCCTATTCCAGTGGGCTGACCGAGCGTGACAACACCAAGTTCCGCAAGTTGGTCATGCACGAGAAATACAAGCAGCTATGGGGAGATCGCTTTGCGCTTGAAAAGGAAGGCGAGATCAAAATCACGAATGACCAAACTGGAAGCAAGTTTGCGTCGTCTGTTAAAGGCATCGGCACCGGCGAGCGTGGTGACCGGGTGGTTATCGATGACCCTCACGACGTCCACAAGTCGGAGTCGGACATCGTTAGAACAGATACCCTACGCTGGTTTCGTGAGACGATTACCGACCGGCTCAATAATCTTGACGATAGTGCCATCGTCATCATCATGCAGCGGGTCCATCAACTTGATATTTCTGGATTCATCCTTGAGCAGGGCTGGCCGTACTGCCACCTCATGGTTCCCATGGAGTTCGAACGTGGGCGCGAACCGTACAACACGATCGGCTGGAAGGACCCCAGAACAGAAGATGGTGATCTTGCGTGGCCCGAGCGATTCAGTCCTGAAGCTGTTGCTAACATTGAGCGAGAAAAAGGCAGCTTCGCATATGCGGGGCAATATCAGCAGCGCCCTTCGCCGCGCGGTGGCGGGATCATCAAGAGAGAGCATTGGCGAGCTTATACAGAGCTTGAGTGCGGAAAGTTTGGCGTCCCGTGGCCCAAGTTCCCCATCATGTCCTACACTGTCCTCAGTCTTGATACCGCACAGACCGAGAAAAAGCAGAACGATCCGAGCGCGGGCATAGTGCTCGGCGTCACGCGCGACATCTGGCAGAACCGAAGATTGATCCTGATGTGGGCCTGGGCGGAGCGCTTCGAGGTCTACGAGCTGATCAAGAAAATCGAGGAAACCTGCAAAAAGTTCAAAGTGGACAGGGTTTTGATCGAAGACAAGGCATCGGGCTATCCGGTCGCGCAAGAGCTGCGCCGGCGCGGAAAAATTATTTCCGATGTGATGAGCCACAACCCGAAAACCGCCGATCGCGCCGATTTCGGTGTGCAGCTGATCTCTCCCGAAGGTGACAAGCTGGCGCGGTTATATGCCGTGCAAAACCTCTTCGAGTGTGGATTGATTTATGCGCCAGCCGAATCGACCGGCAATGGAGATTTCTTGTTCAAGGACTGGGCCGATAGGGTCATCTCCGAGTGTGCCGACGTGCCGAAAAGCGCGCATGACGATCTTGCCGACGCCATGTCGCAGGCGCTGGTGCACATGCGCAAGCTCGGGCTCGCGACATTGCCCGACGAAGACGAACTCGAGGATATCGAGGAGAACAAATACCGCAAAGCGCCGCCCGCGCTTTATCCAGCCTACATCGGCAACGAGTTTTCGCTCACGATACCGCCGGAACTGCGATGATCGAGCATATAGATCACGACGATGCATCCTTCCTGCGGCATTGGGCCGAGCGCGCCTGGGATCAGGTCCAGCTGGCGCAAATCGCCGCCATGGAAAGGTGCTTGGTTGATTTTGCCGCTTGCTCCTGGCGCTGGTTCAGCGAGATCGAGCCGCCGACCGGCGTGCCGCTTTTGTGCGCCTGCGAGGAAGGTGTTGTCGTCATGACGATGAACAAGGCGGGTGAGTGGCGTGCCGGTGGCGTGCCGCACAAACCGCCGCATGCCTGGATGCCGTGCCCGCCGCCGCCGAGCTACCATGGGCGATGATCCCTGGGTCGTGACCTACGAGTACGTCTACGACGATGATGATCCGCGCGTCGGCGAGGTCAGTGTCCACACCACGGTCGAGTTTTTCAGGGGCTCAGAGCAGGAGTGCAGGCGCATTGCCGCGCATTCGGTGGCGCCGCCGCACTACGACGGCAAGAAAGTCGTGGCGTTCCGGCCGCTGATAGGACTGGCTGCCGATTGGGAGCGGCATCTGCGTGATCTGGACGAGGCGTTCGACGAACCCTGACCACGCCCCCTAGCGAATCCCGAGAATCAGACTAGACTTGCCGCTTCCAACCGGGGTAGCGAGCAAACACATGCTGATTCTCGGTTCCACGACCGACATCGTTACCGTTGCCGTTGCCAGCGCGGGCCAAGTCGACGTGCATGCCAGCTGGATGGACAACGTCGCCGGCGCCGTTGGGCCAGGAAGAACCAATACCGCGACCATCACCACCCCAACTACTACCACCGTCGTCGGCAGCCCAGCCGCCAGCGTACAGCGTAATCTCAAAACCCTCCTCATCCGCAATCGCGGCACCGGACCCAACGACGTCACCGTCAACCACAGCGATGGCACCACCGTGGTCTCGCTGCATAAAGTGACGTTGGCTCCCGGCGGCACCTTGCAATACATCGATGAGGTGGGATTCCTGGCTCCGATTACTGGAATAAATTAGGTGAGATAAACTAGATGATCCTGCTCACCACTCCCACCGATGCGCTGCAAGTCGTCACTGGCGCGGCTGCAACGGTCAATGTGCACGTGACCTGGGTGGATACAAACACTGGCGCTGGCACGATCACGCCCGGTCGCACCAACACCGCCATCTCCACCGCCGCGACCACCTCGGTCGCTGGCGCGCCGGCGGCCGGCGTCCAGCGCAACGTCAAGACGCTGCACATCAGGAACACGCACGCCACGCTCTCCTGCGACACGACAGTGCAGCACACCGATGGGACTATCGTGGCGCAGCTCTACAAGCGCACGCTCGCCCCCGGCGAGATGCTGGAATACACCGATCAGGGCGGCTTTTCGCAGGGCGTGTTCGGCAATGTGCTCGAGGACGTGCCGCAAGGCTGCCAGCTCGTGGTTGCCACCGGCACCAGCATCAGTCTGCTGCCGAAGAACGGCTTCAAGGTCAAGATTCAGGGCGTTCTCTACGACATCGGCGGCGGCGTCACCGCTACGATCACCAGCTGTTTCCTCAACGGTGCCTCGGCCCAGATTCTGCTGCCGTCCACCACCTACAATGTCTACCTGTTCATCAACGCCGGTGTGCCCACGATGGATTTCTCCACCACTGGGCATTCGCGCGATGCGTCATCGGGCAACAAGGGCGTCGAGATCAAGACTGGAGACAGTTCGAGGTCGTTAATCGGGAAGATTTTCACCACGGGAACGACGGGCTCGCCGACGATCGGCGATACCACCTACAACCGTAATTGTATTTCCTGGTTCCAGCGTATGCAGCGGGTGGTGATAGGTCAGGCAGTCAATGCTGCGGCGAGCGTCACCTCGGGTTTCCAGAACATCGACATGACGAACATCGGCAGCTTCTTGACTTGGGGCGACGAGGAGATCGATTTCGATCTCGCCGGCACGGTTTACTGCGACACCGCCGGCATGATCGCCTATTCCAACCTCTCGGTGGACGCTGGCGGCACCAATCCGCTCATTGGCAACAACCAGGGCAGTGCGCCCGCCAGCGGGACCTTTGTCCCCGTATCCGGTACCGGCATGGCGCGGCTGAGCGAAGGACGTCATTACATCAACGTGCAGGGCTACGTGTCGGCCGGCACCGGCACTTGGAACTGCGGCGGCACGGCAACATTCCATGGCTAATGGAAATGGCAGAGGCGTAATCCCCACCGAGCACTATCGCAACGAGAGCGATATCTTCAATCCTGGCGGGGCTTTGGGGTCCGACGACGAGCCGCTCACCGTCGTCATCCAGGAAGATGCCGACCAGCCGGTTGAGAACATCGGTATCGAGCGCGCCGATGGCTCGCTGATCATCCGCCTGGACGGGAAAAGACTTCCGAAGGAGCCCTCGGGCAGCGCCAAGCAGCACGATGCCAACCTCGCCGAGTACATCGACAGCGCTGAATTGGCGCGCATCTGCGACGAACTCCTAAATGGCATCAACAGTGACCTTCAGACCCGCCAGGAGTGGCTCGACCGGCGCGCTTCCGGCATCAAGCATCTCGCGCTCAAGATCGAGAACCCGCGTGCACCCACGGTCGAGGCCGATACTGCGGTCGAGGGCCAAGCCACCATCCGCACGCCCATCATGCTCGATGCGGTGCTGCGCTTCCAAGCCAACGCACGCGGCGAGCTGCTTCCGGCCGGCGGCCCGGTCAAGATGCGCAACGATACCACCACGCCGACACCGCATCGCGCTTTCCTGGAGCAGCAGATGCAGGTGCCGCGCGAGCTTCGCGGCGACGATCGCGATGTCCAAGCTGAAGCGCTGGAGATGTTGTTCAATCGCTACCTGACCATCATCGACAAAGAATATTATCCCGATACCACGAGAATGTTTTTTCTCCAGGGCTACGGTGGTTGTGGCTTCAAGAAAGTCTATCGCTGTCCGATCAGGCGACGGCCTGTTTCCAGGAGCATCGACGCCGCCGACATCATTGTGAGCGACAACGAGGTCTCGCTGCATGAATGCGGAAGGGTGACGCATCGCATCCCGATGCGTCAGAGCGTCTTACGCAGGATGCAGCTCGCTGGCACTTATCTCGATCTGGATATCACGCGGCCGATCGGACCAGTGCCCGACGTCATGGACAGCGCCGAGCATGACGTCGCTGGGCTTTCTGCGTGGTCGCAGCGGCCCGAGGACTACAAGCACACGATCTACGAAACGTACTGCGAGCTGGACATTGCTGGCTTCGAGCACACCGATGGCGGCAAAATCACCGGGCTGCCGCTTCCCTACAGGGTCACCCTCGACAAGGATTCGCAGACCGTTCTCGAGGTGCGCCGTAACTGGGACGAGGACGACGATCGCTATCTCAAGCACATGCCCATCGTTAAGTATCCCTTCGTCGATGGCTTGGGCTTTTACGGCATTGGTTTGCTGCACATCATGGGCAATGCGACCGCTGCCGTCACCACGGCATGGCGGCTTGCGCTCGACAGCGCCGGCTTCGCGTCGTGGCCGGGATTTCTCTACAGCGAGACGGTAGGGCGTCAGGACACGATGACGTTCCGCGTGGGGCTCGGCGCCGGCGCAAGAATTAACACCGGCGGGCAGCCGATCTCCCAGCACATCATGAACATGCCGTACAAGGACGTGACGGCGGGGCTCGTCCAGGTCACCCAGCACATCGAGGAAGAGGCGCGTCGCGTCGGCGGCACGCCCGAGCTGATGGTTGGCGAAGGCCGGCAGGATGTTCCGGTGGGCACCACCATCGCCATGCTCGATCAGGCGGTGAAGGTCTTGGATAGCGTCCATAAAGGCATGCACATCTCGCAGAGCGAGGAGTTCGCGCTTCTCAGGGACCTGTTCATCGAGGACCCGGACGCGCTGCTATGCGCGGAGCCGGCCTCGCAGATGCTGTGGCAGTGGCAGAAGCAAGACCTCGTGCAGGCGCTGCGTGATTGTAATCTCTCGCCGCAGGCCGATCCCAACACGCCCAGCCACACGATCCGCGTCATGAAGGCGGTGGCTCTCGTGCAGCTGGTGCAGCTCAATCCTCAGATGTGGGACTTGCACGCCGTCGTGCGGCGCGTCGCCACCATGGTGGGCTTGGGCAGCATGGATGAGTTGTTCGCGCCGCCGCAACCGCAACAGCCGCAGATGGACCCGCGACAGCAGCAGCAGATGCAGCAGGCTATAGCCAAGATGGCGGACCTCGCGCAGAAGGAGAAAGATTCGCAGCGCAAGGCCCAGTTGGATATGGTAACGCAGCAACTCAAGGCGCTGGTCGAGTCGGCGGAGATTCAGGACCGTGCCGCCGATCGCATGTCGCGCGAGCGCATCGAGGGCGCCAAGCTCGCGCAGAAGCGCATGGAACTGGCGCAGAGCACGCTTGTGCACCCGCTTGCCGCACCCGTGGCTCAGACGTGGCCGGGAATGCCGGGCGGTGGCGCACAGGGCGGCAGAGTCATCTAAGGGAGAACCACCATGGCACAGCTCGGGCACCCATACGCCGGACAGGTGAAGTCCTCGCAGCGGCGCAGGCTGCGTGCGCTCGGCGCTAAGGCCGGCAAGGCCTGGGGTTCCTCCGCCTCGCAGCACAAGAAGAAATATCCGAAGAAAAATGCCGGCATGGAGCGCGAGTTCACGATCCCCGGCGGCAAGGGCCGTCGCCGCGCCGATCGGCTCGCGGGCGGCGGCGCGGTTAGCAGCAGGAAACACCGGCCGACGCACAACACCAACATCATCATTTCGCACGCCGGCGGCCGTGGTGGTGCCGGCGGTGGCGGTGGTGCACCCGTGGCGGCGGCTCCGCGTCCGGCTTTGCCGCTGGGTGGCGCGCCGGTGGCGCGTCCGCCGATCGTACCGCCGCCGGTTGGCGCTATGCCCATGGGGATGCCGATGGGTGGCGGCATGCCGATGGGCGCGCCGCCGGTGCGTCCGCCATTGCCGCCGCCGATGGTTGGAGCGGGTGCCGCTCCACCTCTGCGTCCTCCCGGCATGAGAAAGGGCGGCGTGGTCAAGAAGCGTGCCAAGGGCGGCAGCGCTGACATGATGGACGTTGAGGATCGCAAGGGCAAAGGATACAAAGGTTTCCCGTTCTCGCCGACCTCGGACGTCGACAGCGCGACCTCGTCCCGCAAGAAGGGCGGCGTCACCTACAAGCGCGGCGGGCGCGTCAGGGGCCTCGCTGACGGCGGCGAGACGCCCCCGGCAGGCACGGCTGGCAGCGAAGACGGTGCCGACAAGATGCAGTTCGGCGGCGGCCTTGGTGGCCTCGGTGGCATCGGTGGCGGGTTCGGCGGTGCGGGTAATCCACAGATGACGGGTCAGAATCCTGGTGGTGTCAGCAGCTTGCTTGGCGCGATCCCCGGGCGCACACCGACGCCTCCGATCCAGGGACCGCCCAACATCTCGGGCCGACGCATGTTCCCGGCGCAGCCGGTGACCGTGCCGATGCCGGCGCAGCTTGGCTCGTTCCGCGCGTGGCCGGCACCAGGGACGCGCCCAGGCTTCTCCAAGAGAGGCGGCAGTGTGAAGCATTCGGACGAGGCCGAGGACAAGAAGCTGATCAAGCGGATGATGGCCAAGGAGGAGAAAAAGGAGAAAGCCGAGAAGCGCGCCAGGGGCGGCCATGTCGGCGAGATCGGCGGCTCCGATCGGCCGGGGGAGACCGTGCTAGGCAATCCCGGTGCCGATTTCAACGTCGGCTCGGTGCCTGCGAAATCAGTGCCGAAGGGGCACAAGAGCGTATTGGCTGGCGAGAAATACAAGAGCTGGGGCAAGGGCAAGCGCAAGGACGGCGGTACGGTGAAGGATTCGATCCAGCAGAGCCGTCCCACCGGTCTCGCCGGCGACAAGTACGAGAACTGGGGCGTCGGTTATCGCAAGGCCGGCGGCACTGTGGTGCCTTCTGTCGGCAGGCTCGAAGGTGGCTCGGGCTCCGGCATGGGCAGGATTCGCAAGATGAAACAGGCGGAGAAGATACCGGACAAGACCGAGCTGTGAGATGGCGCGGACCAGTGACTTTGACAGCGATGACTTTGACAGCGTCTTTGCGGCGCAGCTCGAGAAGGACATCCTGCGCAAGCTGCACGGAGATGGCGTGCAGGATGGGCTTTATCGCAACATCCTAAGTTCGCCGGACTGGGACAGCTTCACTCGTGCCAAGGGCATCATTTATGCCTACGAGGAGGTGTTGGAAATCATGCACGAGCTTATCCGTAAGGTGAACGAGCCTCATGAGCGAGCTTAATTTCCTCGATCGGTCGTTTGTCACTAGCACGCCGGCGCTGGGGACGCTGCATCAGGCGCCGATGCCGCCCTGGCGCACCGAGGCGGAAGCCGAGGATTATCGTAATGATCCGAGGGGATTTCTGCTCGATCGTGTTGCGCTATGGCTGCCCAAGATCAAGGTCTTCCACAACTGGGTCATCACGGCGACCTATTGGATGCCGGATTACCTAGCGACCGCCACCGGAGAAAAAATCTATCTGCCCGACAGAACCCATGACGAGGCGCTCTGGCAGGGGAAAATAGGTCTCGTCATCGCCAAGGGAAAGCTGGCATTCGTTGATGATGATCACATCAATTTCCAAGGTCAGAACGTGGAGATCGGCGATTGGGTGTTTTACGACATCATGGAAGGACGGCAGTTCACCATCGAGCGTGTGCACTGTAGAAGGCTGAAAGATACGCAGCTCGTGGGAACGATCGAGGACCCGAGAATAGTCTACTGAGCGAGAACGAAGATGGCTGACGAAGATGAAGGGGGCGAGAACCTAGTCGTTAGTCTTGACGATGAGGAAGAGAAAACAACGCCGCCGCCGCCTGCTGGCGAAAAGCCCGCTGCGCCTGCCGCGAAGCCTCCGCCGGTTCCTGGTCCCTCTGCCGCTCCGCCGCCGCCGCCCTCGCAGACCGGCTTAGCCGAGCTGCAACAGCAGATGCAGGCTGAGCGTGCCGAGCGTCTGCGTGTCACCGAGGCGGCTCGCCAGATTGCGGCCGAACGCGACCAGATGATGCTGCTCGCGCAGGAGGCCGAGCGGCGCGGCGTCTCGACCTTCGAGCTTTATAACGAGGGGCAGATCAAGGCGACCGAGGACAAGATGATAGCGCTCGCGGGTGCGTCCGAGGTCGCCTACGCGGACGGCGACTTCAAGCGTGTCGCGGCGCTCAATCTCGAGATTGGCCGTCTCGGCGGCGATCTCGGGGTTCTCAAGCGCGACCATCAGATTCTACAGCAGCAGCGTGAGCAGATGGCGCAGCCGCAGCGTCCGCCGCCGCAGCAGCCACGACAGCAGCAGCCCCAGCAGCCCCAGCAGCCGGCCGATCCGCTGGAGCGTGCTATCCAAGGGCGCACCGACCCGACCAAGAACTTTCTAAGAAAGCATCCCGAGCTGATTAGAGGCGACGGCTCGCTCAAGCGCACTGCCATCGAGGCGCACGAACGCGCTCTCGATGACGGCTTTGCGGCCGACACACCCGGCTATTTCGAGCACATCGAGAAGACGCTCAACATGACACAGACGCCGCCAGGACAACCGCCGCAACCTTCTGCCCCGCGCGGGCAGGCCCCCACTCTTGCTGCGCCGGTTGCGCGCGCTGGCGGCCCCGCCGGCAGCGGCGGCAGCCCCGGCGGCAACGGCCTTTTTACGATGACGCCGAAGATGCGGCGCCTCGCGGAGGAGCAGGGCGTCACGCCGCAGGAGTGGGCCAAGAACTACGTGCGGCTCCTGGCCGAGGGGCGCATCACGCCGATTACGTGAGAGCAAGATGAACAAGATACCCTCTCCCGATCCGCTTCGTGCCGAGCCGGGTTTGGCTGGCCCGAGCGCGTTACGTTCTGAAATCCATGGTGAGCTGCGCGTCGATCCCACGCGCGAACGCCGTCATCAGGGCATCGCCGCGATCGATCCTTTCGATATTTCCGACATCATGGAGAGATACGCACCCACCCGGGGCGATCCCAGCAAAGGTAATATCCAGAGGGAGATCGATTTTAATTGGAAAAGGTTCGAGACGTACGGGAAGCCTGACTATGCCGAGCAGCGTACCTACCAGGACCAGGGCTGGCGCGCAGTGCAGCACCATCACTTCCCGGGGCGATTCGCGCCTCCTGGCACCGAAGGTCCGGTCATCGTCAAGGACATGATCCTGATGGAGCGGCCGATGAGCTTGACAGTTCAAGCCAGAAGTGAGGAAATAGTAGCGGCGACTCGCGCCATGCAGGTGCATCGCCAGAAAGTACGGGAGACACCGGAAGGTTCGGCTCCCCGCGTTGTGTACGTCGATCGCAGTACTCGTGAGGCAATCCCTCGAGAGGCGATCGACATCCCCGAAGAATAGGGGACACATCCACTGCCTGGGTGTGAAGTAGAGCCGCTTAAACCGCTCGGTCGAGGCACTGCCTGCCAAAGCCGGCAATCCCTGGAAGGGGAGGCCCGCTTATGGCGAACACGCAGGCGCCTTTTGGCTTTCGTCCCATCAAGCACATTGAGGGCACGCCCTACGGTGGCGGCTTCTCAACGCTTGCTGCACAGCCCACGGCTGGCGCCCTCAATCGCGGCGACATGGTCACGCAGCTCGCTGACGGCACTGTGAGGGCCTATGCGGCTGCCGATGGCCATCTTGCTCGTGGCGTCTACATCGGCTGCCACTATCTGAGCGCCGCGCTGGGCTACCCGATCTGGTCGAATTATTGGCCCGGTTCTGGCGCGCTCGGCACCGCTCTCATCCAGGTCTTTGTCATCGATGATCCGACCGTGGTCTACGAGGTCGCGGCGCTTGCCGGCCCGATCGCCTTTGCCGATATCGGCTCGCGCGCGGAAGCCAACGTGCTTGCTTCGACGACCGGTTTTTCGAAGTGGTCGCTGACCGGGCTTGCGGTCACGGCGACGTTGCCGTGGATCGTCACGGCGCTCGGCAACAACAACGTGAACATCAGCGACGGTTATGATTCCTCGACCGCATACAACATCGTCGAAGTGGCTTGGAACGACATGTTCCTGAAGACCGGCGTTGGCATCTAGGGAGATAGCTCATGGCGATCGATCTGGCAGCGATTAAGAACGAGCTTTTCCCCGGCCTCGCGGCGGTCGAGGGCCGCTATAAAAAAATCGAGACCAAGTGGTCGAGGCTCTTTGAAAAGCGAAGCTCCAAGATGGCTTTGGAGCGTAGAACGCAGATGGCTTACTTGCCTCTGGCCCGCGAAAAAGGCGAAGGAGCTTCTACTTACTTCGACGACAGAGCTGGTGAGCGCTGGCTGTATTCTGCGGAGATGAAGGAATTAAGTCTTGGGTATATTATTACCAGGAAGGCCGTGGAGGACAATCAATATAAGGCAGAGTTCAATCCTTCCAACCTCGGGTTGCAAGACGTCTTCGCCGTCACCAAGGAAATCTACGCCGCGAATATTTTCAACACCGGCAGTGTGTTCGATCCGACCATCGGCGGCGATCAACAGGCGCTTTATTCCACCTCGCATCCAGTTGACATCGGCGTCGTTGGCAATCGCCCGGCGGCTGACATCGACCTCAACGAGTCCTCGCTGCTCACGGCGATGACCGTCATCCGCAACAACTGGGTCGACGAGAGAAACATCAAGATCGCAGCTCGGGCCGAGCTGGTCCTTGTTCCGGCAGCACTCGAACAAGTGATCGTAAGACTTCTGCGCACTGAGCTGCGACCCGGAACTAATGATAACGATGTGAATGCTATTCAGCACGTCGGCGGAGGTCTTCGTGACTATATCGTGAATGAGTTTCTCACTTCACCTTTCGCGTGGTTCATCAAGACTGATAAAAGGGGCCTGATATACTATGATCGCGTGCCATTTGAAATGGATATGTACGTTGACTTCGATACTGATAACTTAAAAGTCAAAGGAAGAGAGCGTTATACTTTCAGTTACTTTGACTGGCGCGCAACATACGGGACGTATCCGACCTCTTAAGGGTAATCGCGATGGGAGAGGTTGATGGCGCGCCCGCCCGCTGGTCCGATTGGCAACTCCCCGCGTGACGAGCGCGATGACTTCATCGGCGAAGCTGCCGATCCGTGCAAAGGCGGCGAGCCGCCGCGCTGGCCACCCAATCCCAAGCGCGTAAAGACCAATTCTTTCCATGCCAAAGTTGACGGTCGCGCGTCGAACAAACGTGCTGATCGCGAACCACATTTCCGCAAGGGAGGGTGGGTGCGCAAATGAGACGAAGATTCGAGCAAGACGACGACGAGCGCGATAGCGAGGACGAACAGGACGGACTGCGCAAGAAGAAAAAGCGCTTCCCGTTCCACGCCAAAGTCGGCGGCGGCCTCGCGCGACGTCGGCCCGATCGCAAGGCCAGGGGCGGTGCAGTCTCCTCGGCAGCCGATGGCGAGATGCTGTCGCCTGACACGCCGAGCGCGCCGAAGGGCGGCGCGGTGAAGCAGAAGTTCAAGAGCGGAGGGCATCTTACCGCTGGCGAGCGGCAGGCGCTTCCCAAGTCGGAGTTCGCGCTTCCTGGTAAGGGCAAAGGGCCTAAAGGTGCAGGTGCGGGCTCTTACCCGATTCCTGATGAAAGCCATGCGCGCAATGCTCTTGCCAGGGTCTCGCAACACGGTTCGTCCGAAGAGAAGGCGAGAGTCCGAGCCAAGGTACACGCCAAATATCCTGGCATCGGACAGAGCAGTGACTAACGCCCGAATGGTCCGCTACCACGCGCTCTGTTCGGGTGACTAGGAGAGGCTGGATCAACATATAGCCCCCCTCCTGGCATACCGGCGAGGTCCAGCCTCTCCGCCTTGAGACAAGAGGGCGACTATGTCGATCCCAAAGATTGTCCAGTTAGGTTTCGCGGCAGGCTCGGTAAACAGCATCGCATTGTCGCAGTCGCCAGCTGCGGCTCCGGTCACCCTCAATGGTGCGCTCGTCAGCGGCGGCGTGGCCGTGTTGGACGCGGCGCGTCCCGTAATCATCACCTCGGGCGGCAACGATAGCACCATCAACTATACCGTCACGGGTACGGATGGCACCGGCGCGGCGGTGAACCAGACGCTTGCCGGCGGCAACGCGGCGGCGGTGACGACGACGCAGAACTTCAAGACCGTCACCAGCGTCACCCATACCGGCTCGGTCGCGACCACGGTGCAGGTAGGCACGACCGGTGCGGTACAGATGCCAAGCTCCAGTCCCTGGATAGGGCTCAACATCAACAACGATGTCATGACGCCGATCGGCTGCTCGGTCTCGATCACAGGCACCATCAACTACACGGTGGAATACACCTACGAGCTTAATCCACCAACGGGCTCGCCGGTGCCGTACTCGATCTCGGCTGGGCCGTTGACAGCCAAGACGGCGAACGCCGAGGCGGGCAATACGTTCAACTTCCCGGTGGCAGCCCTGCGCCTTACCGCGAACTCAGCGACGGCGCCCGCGAGCGCGCGCATGATCATCATCCAGCAAGGGCCGAGCTGATGGTAGCGCCAACCAGCGACACCTTCGGTTTTTCGCCCCCGTTCGCCGATGTGATCATCGCTGCATACGGGCGCTGCCAGATACGTCGTCCCGCAATTACGGTAGAGCATCTCTTCGATGCTGCTATGGCCGCCAACCTGCTCCAGGTCGAGTGGAGCAACGAACAGGTCAATCTTTGGACCGTCGACCTCCAGACCATAAATCTCACGCCCAACATCGCGACCTATGACGTCGATCCGACGACCGTGATGATCATGGGCACCTACATCTCGACCGGCGATCCGGCGAAGGATCGCGTCCTGACCTCGATCGATCGCGACACCTATGCGTCCTATCCCGACAAGATCACGCCGGCGCGGCCAACGGTCTACTGGTTCAACCTCCAGATACAACCGACGATCACGCTCTGGCAGCCACCGGATGACGCAACGCCCTACGTGCTGCACTTCTTCCGCGCCCGCCAGATGCAGGATGCCACCGTACCGGGTGGCCTGGGACCGGAGGTGCCCTATCGCTTCATCGAGGCTTACGTGGCTGGGCTGGCATTCAAACTGTCGGAACTATACGCGCCGGCACGCATGAACGAGCTGGCGACGCGCGCGACCAATACCTTCCAGAAGGCGAAGGAGCGTGACGTGGAAAATGCGCAACTGCGCATCGTGCCGGCAATGGGTATCTACACAAGCGCGGTGTACTAGATGAGCTTCGCACCGAAAGGGCACGCCAAGGTCGACCCAACCAAGCCGCAGGCCTTCGGCATCTGCGACATGTGCGGCTTTCAGTATCTGCGCCGTGACTTGCGTGCCGAGGTGCGCTGGATGGGCAGGGTGCTGCGATGGACCGGCTATCTCGTGTGCCCGACGTGTTGGGATGTTCCCAATCCGACGATACGGCCGATCGTTCTTCCGGCTGACCCGCCGCCGGTGCTCAATCCGCGCCCAGAGAAGCATGGGCCGGACAAGACCGGGCCGGATTACTTTCCGCCGAAGATACCGTAGGAGAGCGCGACGTGGCGAACACTGTCTATCCGCTCTGGAAAGGCGCCCTACAGACCGAGCTGGCGACGCTCAAGTCGCTCGATCAGCCCGCTCCGAATAATCCGGCTCTGGCGCTGCTCACGATCGGTGCGGGTGGCTATACCTACTCGGACTTTCACCAGTACTACACCGATCTGACCGGCATTCAGTCGACGCCGAAGGCACTGACCTCGAACACGCTGACGTCCAACGTGTTCTCCGCAGCTGGCACAGTGTTCACGGGCGTGACCGGGACGGCGATCGGTGCCTTCGTGATCTTCCGGCAGAACAGTGGTGCCAACACGACTTGGCGGCTCGTGCTCTACGAGGATACGAACATCATCGGGCTGCCGATGCTGCCCAATGGCGGCAACATTCTGGTGACCTGGAGCGCATCGGGGATACTCGCGCTATGAAGGACCCGATCGTCGAGGCAATCGAGGCGGCGCCCAACGTCCAGGAAGTGTGGGACACACTGGTCCGGCGGCTGGAAAAGATGCCGATGGATCATGTGTACATTATCGCCGTGAACCTGATCATCCATGGCATTCGGATGTCGGTGCCATACCGGGCATCGGCCGAGATGATCATCGATGATTTGTTCGCGCGCGTGAAGATCGCGACGTTCGCGCACTACGATCCGGTGACAGGCAAAAAAAGAGCGGTGGATTTTCCTTATACCCAGATGTTTCAGCCGCCGTTGCATGTGAACGAAAGCCAGATTTTCCCACCCGGTGGTAAGAAGCAGTGACGCGAGATGCAGCCGGCGCAGCTACCCTTGGACCTCTATCGCGGAGACAGCCAGCGCATACAGGTCATGCTGTGGACGACGCCGCCAACGGGTACTACGCCCGGCGTTCCATATGATTTGACCGGCGTTATTGCCAAGTCCGAGATACGCGATCGGCCGGCTGGTCCCCTCATCACGCCGATGACGTGCACGATCACGCTGCCCAACACGATCAATGTCTTTCTCGCGGCAACCGACAGCCACAAGCTGCCGGCAAAGGGGGTGTGGGACTTGCAGCTCACTTTTCTTTCGGGCGACGTCAACACGCCGCTTGCTGGCCCCGTTACGGTTACGCCGGATGTGACCGACAGCACACCGTGAGGGGCCGATGGTTGATGAGACCTTTCAGATCATCTCCGTCGACGTCAGCCAGCCGCCGCCGCCGGATGTCGCTGTCACCCTCGTCGAGGTCGATGTCGTTGTCCCGCCCGGGCCGACGAGCATCGACGTCGACATACCGCCGCCATTGGCGTCGAGCATCAGCTTCATCCCGGTTGGCGCGCAAGGCCCGCCCGGTGCGCAAGGCCCGCAAGGTCCGCAAGGCACACCGGGTAAGGATGGGGCGCCGGGAGCGGCTGGCGCAGCTGGGCCTACTGGCCCGCAAGGTGCAACAGGTAACACGGGCCCCGCTGGTCCTGTCGGTCCCGCTGGCCCCACCGGTCCTGCTGGCCCCGTCGCCTCGCTCAACACGCTGACCGGTGCGCTGACGATCGCGCAGGGCACCGGCATCAACGTGGCGTCGGGCGGCACGACGATCACGATCTCTGCGCCATTGTTTTCGAACACTGTGCAAGGCGAGGTTCCTGCCAGCGCTGGCGGCACGACTAACTACTTGAGGGCGGACGGTACTTGGGCGGCGCCAGCGGGTGGCATCGGCGATGTGCCGAGCACGATGGTCACCGATAATTTCAATCGCGCCAATGGTGGCCTGGGCGCAAACTGGACGACTTCATCGGACCTCGCCACTGCTGGTGGCGGCAGTTTGCAGATTTCGGGCAATCAGGTCGTATCATCGCCAACCAATGTTAATTTTATTTCGTTCTACAGCGGCGCTTCGTTTCCAAACGACCAGTATGCACAGGCGACAATCATCGGCGGCATTGCTGGCTACTCCACTGCTGGCGTCGTGGTGCGACATCAAGGAAGTGGCGGCTCGAGCTTCTATTTGTTCAACGGTTATCCAGGAGCCGGTCCTTCCCAAGTCGCTTACTTTCGTTGTGATGCTGGAAACTGGACTTTACTTGCGAGCTACAACGCCCCAGTCAACAGCGGCTCGATCTTAAAACTGCGGGTTGTCGGTAGTACGCTGACCGGCAGCGTCGATGGGGTAGATCAACCAAGCGTCACCGATACGACCTATGCCAGCGGCTTTCCTGGCATTCATTGCCGCAGCGGAGCGGCCGACGATTTCCAAGCCGGGGATTTTGTTATCTATGGCCGCCGCAGCGATCACGTTTGGGCTGACCTATCGGCAAGCTTTCAGCCGCTCATCACGCCTGCTGCACTGACCGCAGTCAATGATACGAACGTCACGTTGACGCTCGGCGGCTCGCCATCGACTGCGCTGATCAACGCAGCTTCAATCACGGTTGGTTGGACCGGCACGCTCGCAGCGGCCCGGCATCCGGCACTGACCGGCGATGTGACATGCGCGGCCGGCACGGTCGCAACCACATTGGCGACGGTCAATGCCAACGTCGGCACGTTTCAGGGGATTACGGTCAATGCCAAAGGCTTGGTCACTGCTGCGGTGGCGCAAGGTTATCTAACCGCTAACCAGACCGTCACGCTGAGCGGCGATGTCACCGGCTCGGGCGCTACCGCGATCACCGCCACGATTGCCAATGCGGCGGTGACGAATGCCAAGCTCGCCAACATGGCGGCGAACTCGATCAAGGGCAACAACACCGGCAGCGCCGCAACACCGATCGACTTAACCGCCGCACAAGTCGATGCGATGCTGCCGGTGTTTACTGCGACGCTCAACGGCTTGGCGCCGCTCAGCGGCGGCGGCACAACAAACTACCTCAGAGCTGATGGCGCTTGGGCTGCGCCACCTGGAGGCGCAGCTCCAGCGCTGCCGACACAACAGATATTCCTGTCCGGCAGCGGCACTTACACGACGCCAACGTCACCTGTTTGTCGGCGGCTTGAAGTGATGCTAGTCGGCGGTGGTTGTGGTGGTGCCAGCGCTGGCGTTGGAGGGGCAGGTGGCAACACGACATTCGGTGCAGCAACCGCTGGCGGGGCACCAGCTCAAAGCCTTTATTATAATTCCGGTGCTCCCGGCACTGCATCTGGCGGCACGATCAACATCGGCGGCGGTTATGGATCGGACCCAAGTACGATTTCTGCGACCTACAACAACGCAGGCGGCAATGGTGGCGCGAGCTATTTCGGCGGTGCTGGCGGTGGTGGCAACGGCAGAGCCGGTACCCCCGCTGCGGCGAATAGCGGAGCGGGCGGCGGCGGCGGCGGGGCAAGTGCTGGCAGTGGCGGTGGCGCGGGCGGCTCGTCCGGTGGTTTCGTGATTTTGTATATCAACAATCCCGCTGCGACCTATGCCTATGCAGTCGGCGCTGCTGGTGCTGGCGCTGCGGCTTCCGGCAATACTTCTGCTGGCGGCAATGGGGCGGCAGGCATCATCATCGTGCGGGAGTTCTACTGATGGCAACGAAGATCGTTTATGAGCCGCAGTACATGCTTTCCGGTTGGTTCGACGACAGCGGATCGTCAATGGATTCCTGGTTCGATCGCGACCTCGGTAACACCGTGATCATTTCGCTTGTGCAGATGTTTCCGCCACTCTTGGTCAACCAGAGCATCTTCTTCACGCCGCCACCGCTCACTTACGAAGTACTGCCGGCGTTGCTCGTCAACCAAAGCGTGTTTTTCCAGCCAACCAGCGTCACTCGCCTCGACGCGCCGGATCAAATGCTCAAGAATGAGGTACGCCGACTCAGATAAGGTGCAGCCATGTACGTGGGACGGGATTTTTCTCCCCAGGACAAGGACGAGTCCGAGGTGCTCGGCCTCGATTTCGTGAATGACGTGGATCAGGACGAGGTCCTGATGGCGTCGAGCTGGTCGATCTTCGTCGTCGCCGGCGTCGATGCCAATCCCGCGCAGCACTTGCAAGGTCCGTCCGTCGAGGTCGTGCCGAAGGACGGCAGCGTCAAGACCGGGACGATCCAGCGTTTCGGCGGAGCGTTGTCCGGTGTGACCTACAAGGTCAAAGCTTCGGTCATCACCACGCGCGGCAACGTGCGCAGCTTGTGGTCGCACATTCGTGGTGTGGGAACGGAACCATGACATACGATGAGGTCGTGTCCCAGCTCAAGACGATGCTGGCGGTCGAGTTGAACGACGAGGACGCCAACTTTACTCGCATCATCCCGGCAATGATGCTCTACGCCGATGGGCGCATCTATCGCGAGATAAACTTTCTTGCCGCTAAGATCACGCAGCCGGTGTCGCTTACCGCGTTTAACCGAGAGATTCAGTTGCCGGCTTCGGTGCGCGTGCTGCGTGCCATCAATGTGCTAACGCCGGTGCAGGTCGGGAACGTGGTCAGCTTCAGCGCCAAGCGCAATCCGCTGGAGCGGGTATCGGTGGAAGCGTTGGATTTCTTCTGGCCGGATGCTTCCTTGAAACCTGGGGTGCCGCAGAAGTACGCAGTCTTCGGCATCAACACGGGACCGGCGGTTCCGGGCGTAGACCTGATCTATACCGTGCGGCTCATGCCGACGCCGGATAAGGCTTATTTGGCGGAGGTGCTTGGCGAAATCCGGCCTGATCCGTTGGCGCCGGAAAATCCGCAGACTTTCTTGAGCGTCTTGTACCCGGAATTGTTCATTGCGGCTTGCATGGTTTACGGCACCGGCTATCAGCGTGACTTTGGCGCCCAGGCTGATGATCCGGCGCGTGCGCAAAGCTGGGAGGCTCAATACACGTTCTTGAAGGCAGGCGTTTTAGAGCAGGTGGGACGCATGGCGGGCAAGGACGAAGACATCGCCGTGCCTGGAGGCAGCCGTGCCGCTGGCCAAGCCTAGAGCGCCGCCCGGCTTTCAGTCGCAGGCAACGCAAGTCCAGGCGCTGGGGGCATGGTATGCCGGCAACTTGGTGCGCTGGCGCACCGGATTTCTCGAGAAATGGGCCGGATGGCAGCGGCTCTTTCCCGACCCTTTTGCCTCGATCGTGCGACGGATGCACGCTTGGCTCGATCTCGGTAATCAGCGAAACCTGCTCGTCGCCAGCGACCTCGGTGTCCAACTCGCTGTCGAGAGCACGGTCTACGGACTTGGGCCGCAGGTTCAGGTTCATGGTGGTGATATCCTGGAGATCGGGCCTGCGGGCGGCGCGCAGTTTTCGGTCACGTCCGGCTCGACCACGGTTACTGTCAACACTGCCGGTGTTGCCATTCCGGGAGGAACTTTCTTCTTCGAGCTTCCGATCTCGATCGGCGGCCAGATCATCGCCGCCGGCACGTTCTTCCCGATCAAGGCGGTAGTGGCGGGCGGCTTCAGCTTTGATATGCCGCTGGCGGCGGCGACGACTGAGACCAATGTTTTTGGCCTGCGGCTCTTCACCAACGACAGTCCAAACCGGATGACGTGCACCTGGAAAGCACACGGGCTTTCGGTCAACAGCAGGATAAGGTTTCAGCAGACGACGACGATCCGCTATGGCGCGCCTGGTACTTGGGAGGGCATCAACTTTTCCGCTCCTGCCGGCACCGAGGTGGTCATCGATGGCGTGCCCGACGCCGATCACTTCACGTTTGCGATGGGGACGTTGGGAACAGGCGATGGCTCCGGGGCCGCTACTCGGCAAGTCTATGACGGGTGCTCGAGTGAGCACGGCACATCTGGCAGCTTCGTCACCTCGCTCGGCAACGTGATCGGCGCGGCTATCTTACAGCCGCTGGGTAATCCGCAGCGGCAGGCTTGGTTTTTGGCCAACCTCGGCCAGGACGGGCTGGTGCTAGCTTCGGATGGACCGTTGCAGGTTTATCATCCCCCCATCACCAACGGGCCGTTCCTCAACACGGTGGGGGCGGGGCCGCCGGCGACTGCGCCGCAAATCAACAAGGGCATGATCGTCGCCATGCCGCAGGCGCAGGTGATCCTGTTCGGCTCCGAGCCGATCATGGGGTCCGGCGTCATCGATCCACTGCTGGTGCGCTGGTCCGATGCTGGCACCTTTGACGTCTACAGTGCGACGGTTTCCAACCAAGCCGGCAGCTATCGGCTCTCGCGCGGCTCGCGCATCGTCGGTGCCATCCAGGCGCCGCAGGCGACGTTGCTGTTTACCGACGTAGACGTCTGGATGATGAGCTACATCGGGCCGCCGCTGATTTACGGTTTCACGATAATGGGCACGGGCTGCGGTCTGGTGGCACCACATGCCGTCGCCACGCTCGGGCAAACGACGATCTGGCAGGCGGTGAAAGGTTTCTGGCAGTTTGCTGGTGGCGGCGTGCAGCAGCTGCCTTGCACGGTATGGGACTTCATCTTCAACGACGTCGACACCGTCAACATCAACAAGTGCCACGCCGCGCCCAACAGCACCACCAACGAGGTCGCGTTCTATTTTCCGTCGTTGAACATGTCGCTGATGCCGAGCGGCAACCTGCTGTTATGGTCAGTGGCGCTGTGGCAGGCGGGCGTATGGGCTCCGACCGGAGCCACGGCCACGATCTACGCCTTGTTCAAGGCGCTCTATCTCTACGAGCCGCAATATCGCCTGTCGGGCTGGCTCGACGACAGCGGCATAGCGCTGATCAGCTGGTGGGATCGCGACCTGGGAGGAACGGTTACGACCTACATCCTGGCGCCGGATGGCAGCGGCGCCAACGTGAACCTCCAGGAGCTTGCCACCACCGGACTGCATGAAATCAGGCAGACGATTGCCAAGACCACGACGGCAACCACGTACACGTTTTCCATCTACGCGCATGTCAGCTCAACGCGCAATCTGACGCTGCGCGCCGGCAGCAACCTGGGCTACGCCTACGCGACCTTCAACGTAACCAACGGTACGGTCGTCGCCAGCGGCGTGACCAGTCCTCTATTCGTGATGAACTCTGCCACGGTGATAACCGAGCAGACGCAGACCATCACGGCATCCGGCCCCGGTGGCAATGGCTGGATGCGCTACATCATGACGTTCACGAGCGATACCGAGAACACGCTTTATGTGGCGCTCAACGATACCAATGGTGCGGTGCTGAGCTATCTCGGCGTGCCGCCCAATGGTTGCCTGATCTGGGGTGCGCAGCTGGTGCAGGGCGGACAGCCGCTGGACTTTCAGGTCACTGGCGGCACGCTGACGCAGAACGAGCCCGCGCACTACGTCAAGTTCAACGTGGTCGAGAATAATGCCTGGGACAGCGGGGCGCTCGAGCGCACGGCGTGGCTCGACAACAATGTGTGGGGAACACCGCTCGGTGCCGATGCAAACAATCTCGTGCAGCAGCATGAACGCGGCTACGATGCCGACACCGTGCCGATGAGCGGCGTCTTCGCAGAGAGCGGATTTACCGAGATCGGCGACGGCAGCATGATGATGATGGTCGACGAGGTGCAGCCGGATTTCAAATGGTTCGGGGCAAACGGCGGCGTCAGGGTATCGCTTCGGGCGGCGAACTATCCGCAAGGACCCAGGCATCTGTTTGGTCCTTACACGATGACGCCGACGCGGCAATACTTCAGCCCGCGCGTCCGCGCCCGCTACGTGGCGGTGCGCTATGACTGGGAGCCGGTGAAGGGATTCTCGTCCCGCGTCGGTGCCTGCACCTATCGGCTCAAGCCAGCGGGGCGGCGGCCATGACTATTGTCGGCACGCAGTTCGTCGAGAACTGGCGTCTGTTTGCGCAATCGATTAGCGGGTTGGCGGACCATCTCAGCAATGCGATTGGTATCCAGTGCAAGCCGGTCACCTTTGCCAATCTGCCGCCGTCGCCTGCGGCCGGGATGGTTGCGTGCGTTAGCGACAGCAGCATCAACACCTGGGGCAGCACGATTGCTGGCGGTGGGACTTTCAACGTGTTGGCGTTCTACAATGGCACGAACTGGACGGTGGCTGCGAAATGAACGGACAAAGCGGATACGCAAACCTGGAGCCCCCGACGACGCAGCAGGTGCCGTCAGCGTCGCCGACATTGGAAAATGACGAGCTGTCGGGCCTTCAGTGGGCAGGAATCATGCGGATGGCGGTCGCTGCGGCGCAGCGCCTGCACGTTGCCTTCGATGGCTTCTTTCTCCATCCGAAGAACCTATCATGAGCGAGCCACTGGACCGCTACCTTGCGGACTCTTATCGTCGCGACGTCATGGGCGAATCAGTTAAGGTCGAGATACCGGCGGGCGATCCGCAGCTGGTCGCGGAGATCGAGACCGAGGTCGCGCGCATCGATGCCTTGCATCTGGGCGCGAACCTCGCCAACCGTGACTTCGCGAGCTATCAGAACCGACGCGCGCTGGTACGATTGCTGATGCAGCTGAGGGCACAACATGCCGCTGACAAATGAGGAAAAGGCCTATCTTGCTGGCGTCCTCGACGGCGAGGGTTGCGTTGGCGTGGCGTGGCGGCAGGTGTATCTCACGCCCATAATACAGGTTACGAACACAAATCTGATTCTTCTCAACTGGCTTCACGATCGTTACGGCGGTTCTATTCGTGGACGGCCAGATGCACGACCAACCCGCAAGCCAAGCTTTTGTTGGACAGTCTGTGGTCAGAAAGCCCTGGCGGTCTTGAGAGATGCAAGACCGTACTTACTCTTGAAAACAGAGCAGGCAGACATCGCGCTGGCATTGCCTAGACGCTCGCGCACAGAGCGCAATCGCGATGTGTCTGGTCGATATATACGCTCGATGTCGACGGCCGAGATTTTTGCGAATCAGCAAGCGAAAGCGCGTATTGCGGAACTCAACCGCAGGGGGCTTTCATGCCATTAACTTCGAAGGGGCAAAAGATTCTCGCAAATATGCAGCGAGAATACGGAGACAAAAAAGGTACCAGTGTTTTTTACGCGAGTCGCAATGCGGGGCGGATTACCGGGGTCGATCCTGGCCATGCGCGCGGCGGCTTGGTCGCTGGCCTAGTCGACCATGATTTCGATCCCGAGCTGCCGAGGGTGCAGGAGGACGTGCGGATTGAGCCGGTGGCGCATCTGCCGCTGGACTATGTGCGGGTGATCCAGCAGCTGCGCGAAGGTGCGAGGCAGCAACCAGCGGTGCCTCGGCAACGTGGCGGCGGCGTTGACGCGCCTGCTGCCAAATATACCCAGCAGCAAGTTGACTACCGACGCGGCTATCCGCTGCGTCAATGCAGCGTGTGCGACATGTACCGCAAGACCGGTAGTGGTCATTTCGGCACCTGCACCGACGTCGCCGGGGGCATCTCGCCTTACGGTGTGTGCAGGCTCTTTGCCCGATTGGATAATCCCTATGGCAATCGACTCACTGGCGACCACGAGCGTGCGATCGGCAAAATCTACGACCATGCGCACGGCTACCAAAGCACGCTCGCGTACAACAACCGCCGCCGTTCCACCTAAGACGGCGCCGCCATCCGACGCGGAGGCCGCGCAGCAACAGTTCGTTGCGCAGCGCAAGGCACTGCGTGATCTCATCAACGATTACGCTATTTATCGTGTTCCTAACGGCTCGCGCGAGCTGCTCGGCTTCGACGGCAAGAGCTATTATTCATGGCAGTTTCAGATGCGAGCTGCGGTGCTCAAGCCACAAAGTCTTATCTTTATCGCCAAGTGTTTCTGGGGGCTTTACTATAACAGGTACAAGCAAAGACCGTTTCAGATTGCCGGTGCCGATGCCGGCGCGCTTCCGATCATCTCCGCGATATTGATGTGCGCGCCGTCCATCCCGCTCAATGCGTTCTCAATCCGAAAGCAGCGCAAGCCCTACGGACTGTGCAACATGATCGAGGGCAGGCCGACCAACGAGCCTGTCGTCATCGTCGATGATTTGACCTCGCCCATCCACGAGACGATGTGGCACACGATCAACCAAGTCATGCAGCTCGGGCTGCCGCTTTATGGCGGCGCCTTCGTGGTCGTGTGGAAAGGCCGCCGCGAGCAGATGGCGCTGATCCCCACGTCGCAGGGTAATCTGGGCGTCGAGAGCATCTTCACCGCTGAGGACTTTGACCTGACGATCGAGGGCTATCGTGAGGCGAAAAAAGCCAAGACCGGCTAAGCGGGAAGAGGCACCCGCTTCGGTATTAATGCAAAGAGGTTTTCGTCGGAACACCGACGAGTTTCCGGCTGACTGGCAAACGCCGTCCTCGCGTCGCATACAGCCGTTGGCGTCAAGCCCGATCCAGACTGCATTTGCCCAGGAGATCGCAAACAGGAGCCGCAGCGCGGACTACTTGAAAGGGCCACGCTGGCACAGACGACGGCGTGAGATGGTTACTTGGCACGCCGAGTGCTGGGGCGAGGTCAACGGTCGTCGCGTTCCTGTCGATAACAATCCGCCTGTGGCCCCGCTGCGAACTGCCATAGGCCGGGGCCTTGATCATCTTCGCATTCCGCCGAGCGCCGACTGGGGCGAAGTCAAGGGTGCTGTTCTTCCTCTGGACCTCGGCTTTCAAGTCACTAATCCAAACGGCTATCTCGGTCTCAGCCAGCGCAAGATCGTGGCCTTTGGTTGCGGCAGCGAGGGTGGCAGCGAGGGCGGTGGTGGTGGCTGCGATGCCGGCTGCGGCGATGCCGGCGGCGGTAGCGAGGGCGGCTGCGGCTGCCAATGCGGATGCTCTGGCACTGGCTGCGCCGGCTCGGGCTGTTCCGGTTGTGCCTGCGGCGGCACTAATTGTGCGGGCGGCGGCACTTGTGCGTGCGGCGCAGACCAAAGCGGCGGCGGCTGTAACGTCGGCGGACAATTCGGTGCCACCCCTGGCGATCAAGGCACTCAAGGCGGTGGCCCCGGTGGCGGCCCCGGTGGTGGTGGTGGATTCGGTGGTGGCCCCGGAGGCGATCAGGGCGGCGGTCCCGGCGGCGGTCCCGGTGGCGTGGGCGGCCCTTCGGACACGGGTGCAGTAGGCGGCGGCGGGCTGGGCTGCGGCATCGGCGGCGGTATGGCCGGCGGCATTGGACTGGGCGGAGGCGCGTTAGACGTCGGCGGCGGCAGCTTTGCAGGCTTCGGTGATCAACCCGGTCAAAGCGGCGTTGGCTTTGGCAGTTTCAGCGCTGCCGCCAATCCAGATGTGGTTGGACTGGCTGCCACAGGGCCGGCGATGGGCGTTGCTTCTTTCGAGCCTTCGGGCGTGATCAGCTCCTCGACCCCATCAAATCTCGAAGCCGCTGCTAACTGGGGCTCGATTGTCGGGCCGGCGGAAACCAGCGTCGAGCTTGGCACCTCGGTCGTCGGCACACATGCGGCTGCGATCGGCAACGCCATCGTGAATGCGCCGCAAAGCCAGATACCGCAGGTGGAGAACTCTCTGTCGGCGCTAAGCCAGTCGGGCGCATCGCTTTCCGATCTCGCCAACGCCGCTGCTGCAATGGGCACGTCGACGTCCGGCACTTTCGGCCAATTCGGCGGTCCCGGTGTAATGCAGAACGTGCCTGCGCCGACGAACCCGGCTGTTGCAGTGGGACCGACCTTAACGCCGCTCATGCCGATGGCTGACACCAGCATCAGCGGCGGCCCGTTCGAGGCGCCCAGCGATCAGCTCGCTGCTGCACCGAGTGTTGGCGGCGAGTTCGCGGCGGCGCCGGCGGACATGGGTTTGGCGCTCAGCGGGCTTGCCCAGGCGGTGCCGACAGACACTGGCGTGCCCGGCGGTGGTGCGATGTTCGCCGGCGACTTCAATCTACCCTCCGATATCGGTGCTGCTGCGGCTGCCGCTCCTGTCGGCCTTGCTGGTCCGACCGACGTCACTGCACCGGGTGCCGGTGGTGTCATTGGTCTTGGCGGCGCTGTCGCCGCGCTCGAGCCCGGTACGCTCACCGACGTCGGTGCTCCGGTTGGAGGACTTGCTGATACAGGTGACAGGGATCAGCAGCGCGCTGCTGCCGGCCTTGCACCGGCGGGCGGCGGATACATCCCAATGGCAGGCACTCCCGGCGGGCCAATAGCCTATGGTCCCGGCAGCCAGTTCGCCAACGCAGCCACTGGACCGGAAGGCTCGCAAGCGCCGATGCCCGGTGCGACTGAGCCCGGCATTCAGCTTGCCCAGGCACCGGCACCCGGTGAAATCGAGCAAAAAGGTGCGGTCACGCTGGATGTCGGGCCGAATGCGGGCGGATGGGGGACGGCACCAACTCCCACTCCTGCTCCCGCCGACACTACGCCTACGCCAAGTCTCGGAGCCGCCGGCGCGGCGGCTCCTGCGCCGACTGAGGCGCCGCCTGCCGGTGGGTTTCAGGGGAGCGAGAACCCAAGCGGTCCCGAGCCAAACTTCGGCCCGCCGACAGAAACCGATCGCGGATTACTGCCGGGGGTGACCGATCTTCCTGGAGAGGTCGTGGCGCCTCCTGCCGCCGGAGGCGAGCCGAGGACCGAGGCGCAGCCAGGTACCATGCTGGCCGGACTGCGCGGACCTTTCGGTGCGGCGCAGGACCTGTGGAATGCCTACAAGTACAGTGGCCCGGTGCCGTTCGACCCGTATCAGGGCGTGCAGCATCCCGAGGCGCCTATCGATCCTACGCAGCCGGTGCCGGCGCCCGAAGGGAGCATTCCGCCTGTTGAAGCGCCGCCGCCGCCATCAACAACACCTGGGCCGGTCGCCCCTTCCAGCCCGTATCCATCGATAATCCCGCCGGAACAAAGGACGCCGGGAGGGCCGTTTTCTCTTCCGATAACGCCGACGCCAACAGAGCCGCCCATCGGGGCGCCGTTGCCGCTTGCCCCACCGACTGCCCCCAGCACGACGCCGTTCGAGTTGCAGCCTTATCCACAGCTGACGCCACCGCCCACTGACCAAGTAAATCTCCCGGGCGGCCTCGTACAGCCGGCATCTCTGACGACGACGACACCTGCAGGCCTTGCGCCCCAGGATGTCTGGTCGCCTGCCTTCGGGGCGGCGATGCTCAACCCGGCACCGCTCGCGGGCCAGAACGTCGACATCTACGGCAACCCACTATTCGGAGGTGGACGTAATCAGCTCAGCAGCGAGGAGCTTCAGAACCTCACGTTCAATCAGCAACCGACAGCGCAGCAGCAGACCGAGCTTGAGCCGTTCATGGCACCGACGCTGCCGCCGGAAACGGACGTCGGTCGTGGTGTCGTCCCTGGAGGAGCAGAGCCGTTCGCACCGCCGAGCGAGCGCACGCCAACGGGCGCGACCGGGCTTTTCTCTGGTTTGGGTCGCCTCGCCCAACAGGCTCAGCAAGAGCAATTATTGCAGACACCGCCCACGACGGCTGACATCGGAATGGAACGGAGCCCGTACACACTTCCGGGGATGCAACCACAGGCGGTGCCGACCGAGACGCTAGAAGCGCCGACGCCAGGACAGCAACTAGAGGAGCTAAATCGACAACAGGAACTGGAACGGGAACCGCCCCAAATCGGAGGGCCAACGCCGCCGCCCGGCACGCCGATCTCGGTTCAGGGCACTCCTATTACCGATGACGCTGGGATATTCGCTGGGTGGCCCCCCGGCATCGGGCAGCAACCTCAGTCCGGCAGCTTGCAGACCCAGCTCGCCGGCCCAGGGATGCGCGATATTACCTCGCGGCCTGCCATGCCGCCGCCGGCGCCAGAGCCCTCTCCAACCGCCGGTCCAGTTCCTACAGCTCAACCGGGCTTGGCGGAGCAGCTGGGCATCAACGACATTGTCGTCCCGGAAGGTGCACCGTATACGCCGGGCGGCTTCGAGCGCGGCGTTCCGCAAATCCATGGCGGCGATACAGTCGGTGATCGCATCGCCGCCGGGCTCGGTCTCGTCACGCCCGCTGCAGCGCTGGAAGGCCCGCCTGGGCCGGTCAGGGAGACCAAGGGCGATCTCCTTATGACGACGCCCGGGACGGTCACGCCGACTGCTGAGGAGCTTGGCGGCGGCTTTTACCAAGGTCCGGCCGGACGCGGGACCAGCGCATATGCGCCAACCGGCACTGTGGCGCCAGCGCTTACGTTCGAGGGCCGGGGTGCCTTCGATCAGACCTTCGGAGGAAGAGCTGGTCTAGATCAGCTGGCTGTGGACCGTGCTGTTCCAGCGGACCAGCAAGCGCCTCCCGAGCTTAGCTTCGCGGGTCGAGGCGCTTTCGATCAGAACCTCGGGCCTACGCCAGGGCTTGTGGCGGTCGAGCCGACCGCTGCAGAGCTTGGCGCTGGCATGGGACGGGGCCTGTATAATGCTCCTGCAGAAACCCGCGAACAGCAGAACGCCAGAGCGACTGCTGAGATCGCATCTCAGTTCGAGCCCGCACAGCGTGCGGTGCCTACTGCCGCCGTTGCGCCCACGACCGAGGAGTTAATAACCGGTGGCGGCCCCGCCCGAGCAGGCTATGCGCCCGCTGCCGTCGCGCCAGAGCGGACCCTAGCGGGCACTCAGTTTCCGATGTCCGGTCGCGGCGGCGAGTATACGCTTGCCGATATCCAGAGAGCAGTTCGGGGGGCAGAACCGCCGCCTCCGTCTACGACTGTGGGGCCAACGGGAGGGGATACTTTCGACGCTCGTTTCGGTGCGCGGCCCGCGCCTACCGATTACACCGGCACCGCCGTGACGCTGCCGGGAGGTGTCTATACCGGCACGACAGTCGCTCCTCCTGCTGCTGCTGCTCCGATCGACACCTTTGCCGATCGCTTTGGAGGCAGGGCGCAGTTCCTGCCGAGTGATCTCGTATCGCCGACGCCGATCGGAACGCCACAGGTTGGCTTTACCGGAGTGCCCGGTCAGCCAGGGATACGCGGCACAGAGGCAGCAACGCCCTACGCTTTGCCCGGCGGCATTGCGGCGCCGGACGTCGTCGGTGCACGAGGCACGATCGCGCCCGAGGATGCGGCCCGCCTCATGTTCGATCCCACATTGATGGGACCGCCGCAGACATTTGGTGCGCCTTATCCGGCCGCTCCCGGCATACGCGGAACCGCGCCTGCGCCGGTTGAGCCCACGCCGGTTGAGCGTACCGGCAGGGCCGACCTCGGGGCGGGTCCTGGTGGACGGCTCACGCCGAGTGAAATCATCGCCGACCGCTTCTCCACACTGCCGTTCGCTACTCCGCAGCAACAGCCGACGAGCCAGCTACAGGTCCAGCCGCCTGGGCCTTACGCGCCACCGAATGTTCCGCTGCCCCCGCCGCGACCCGACACCGCACAGCCGCCGCTGATGACGACGCGGCCGACGCCGGACATCCCACCAGTGCCGCCCAATGCGCCGCCGATGATGCAGCCTACGGCGCCCCCGACAGCGCCACCGCCGTCGAGCGCAGCGCCGCCGATAGGCCCGGTGCCGGCGCCGGTGTCGCCGCAGGCAGTGCCGACCGATCGGGAAGGGCGGCCGATCATGGTGCCGCCGGGAATGCCCGGCCCGGGCGGAGTGCCGCCAACGGCCGGTCTCGGCCCCGGCCCCTATTATCCTCCGAGCTACTTCGCTGGCGATCCCAACCAGGGGGCGACTCAAATGATCAGGCAGTTTGTCCAGAGTGACCCCAGGGCAGCCGCCGCGCAGATGCAGAGCGACCCCTCGGCCGGCCCCGCGCTACGCGCTCAGTTCACGCCGCCGCAGTTGTGGGACATGTTCGATCAGATCGGCTGGAGCCGGGGCGAGCAGAACCCGCAGCCGCCGCCGTCGATGTTCCCGCCCGGGATGATGCCGATGATGCCGATGGGCGGCATGGGCATGGGAGGCATGGGCATGGGACGGCAGTTTGCCCATGGCGGATACGTCGACCAGCCGGGCTACTACCAGCGCGGCGGTCTCGGTGTTCCGCAGATGAATACGATGGCCTCGCAGGCGCACTACAGCGCCATCAACATGCGACCCGCGATCGGCCGTCCTCTTGGCGTCCACCTGATGGCCTCGTCCTCGATCCCGGGCCGCACCGATCGCATCCCGATGCGAGCGCGGCCGGGAAGCTACGTGCTGCCGGCCGACGTCGTGTCGGGTCTCGGCCAGGGCAATACCCATGCCGGTGCGCGCATGTGGGGGCAGGCGATCATGGCTTCGGTCCCCGGCGCCGGCACCATGGGCGCTCTGCGGCGCGGCAGCATGCCGAAGCCGCCTGGGATGCCAGGTCTGGGTCGTCCGGCCCGAGGTCTGGCCGACGGCGGCATCGGACACAACATGGGACCGCCGCTCGATGACGAGTACGTGCCCATCATTACGGCGGGCGGCGAGGTCCTGATCGACCCCGAGGTCGTGGCGGCGCTCGGATACGGCAGTGAGATGCTGGGAAAGCGCAAGCTAGCCGAATCAGTGCTCAAGGTGCGAAAGCAGACGATCGACCATCTCAAGAAGCTGCCGAGGCCGGTGGCATAAATGATCAAGCTCTACTTCGATCTCAAGGATGGCGTGCCGGGGCCGAAGTTCAACGACGGCGTGACGGGCGTGCGGCTCGCGACCAAGGCCGACGAGGGCGAAATCTTCGGGCTCCTTCTCATGCTGCATGCCGAGAACGGAATGTTCTCGCTCAACCGCGACAAGGTCATTCTTGGTATCCAGCACGCAACCGAGCGGCGTGGCGGCATCATCTACGTAATCGATGAGGGGCCGCGCGTGGTCGCGACCATGGGCATGTCGGTCGTCTGCGACTGGTACAGCGACGACGAGTACCTGATGGAGCGCTGGAACTTCGTGCACCCGGAATATCGCCAGAGCGACTACGCCAGGATGCTGCTCGAGCAGGGCAAGTGGGCGACCGAGTGGTTCAAGGCGCACGCAAAGCTCCTACCGTATATGTGCGGCATCAACAGCTTCGATCGCACTGAGGCGAAGATACGCATGTACGCGCGGCACATGCCGTGCATCGGCGCCTATTTCATGTACGGGCTCGCGCCGCGTCAGCAGAAACAAGTGCAGGACGAGATGGCGGCGATCGAGGAGCGCAATAGGAAGAGCAATAGTGAGCACTCCAGAACAGTGCGTCCGCTGGTGGAGACGTTGATTCGCGTCAGTAAGCGCGAGGATGCTAAGCATGTGTAGCAAGGGCAGCAGCGCACCTCCGGTCCCCAACGCGACCTCGACGGCGTTCCAGTCGACGACGGCACCAAGTCCATCGGTGGCGCCGCTCTATCAGAACTTCCTCAACAACGCGACCAGCCTTTCACAGACGCCGTTTAATCCAGCGATGTACGGCCAAGTGGCGCCGTTCACTCCCGAGCAGACGATATCCGGCGACCAGTTGTTCCAGCTCGGCATGACCATGGGCAACTTCGATCCCGCTCAGGTCACCTCGATCATGTCGCCGTTCACCGAGCAAGTCGTCGGCGCGACCCAGAACTGGTTTAACAATCAAAATGCCATCCAGGCCAACAACCTTCTGAGCCAAGCGATCCGCTCCGGTAATGCCTTCGGCGGCGATCGTGCCGGCGTGGCAGAGGCGCAGCTCGCCGGACAGCAGCAGCTGGCACAGGCGCCCGTCATCGCTGGGCTTCGGCAGGCCGGCTATACCCAAGCCCTCGATGAGTACAATCGCCTGAAGCAGTTCGGTCTGGCGGGCGCACAGGCGGCATGGGGCTTCGGCACCCAAGAGCAGCAGCAAGTCCAGAGAGAACTCGACGTCGCGCAACAGAACGCGATGATGGCGTCGGCCTATCCGTTCCAGACCGCCAACTGGTACGGCTCCATCCTCGGCGGTCTCGGGCCGTTGCTCGGATCGCAGGTATCAGGCTTCAACACGCCGCCCGCACCCAATGCGCTGAGCACGGGCCTGGGCCTGGGTCTCGGCGTCGCTGGCCTTGCGGCTGGGTTTGCCGGGGCCGGCGACACGTCGGGAGCGGCAGCGCCCGCCGTTGATACGTCGGGTCAGATACGTAGTGCCGGCGGCGTTATCTATCCACGCGCGCGTGGCGGCCTCATTCAGCTTCCTGGCATGGCGCGCGGCGGTCTCGTGGGAGAGCCGATCATCCTTCGGCGCCAGGACGGCGGCGGGACGTTCCAGGGCGGATATCCGCTGCCGCCGAGCGACCAGCAGGATACCTCGATCCGGCGCGCGCGCCCCTTTGCCGAGCCAGATGACCAGGATGACCTCGGCCGCGCCTCCGATATGGCTGAGCGTGTCCGCGACGACGGCGAGCGCGATGTGCCCAATCTCACCGGCGGGCATCTGAGGCTGTCGCCCCAGTTGCTGCCGCAGCCGGTCTTCCCAGGTGGGCCGAGCAGCGGAACGACGCAGCCGCAGCAGGGGAAAGATCAGACCTCGCAACTCATAAGCGCTGGAGCAACGGTGGCCAAGCTCCTGCCGCTGATCCTGGCTAAGCGGGGGGGTTACATAGGTCGCCTCGCAACCGGCGGCGGCTCGCGCAAGAGCCTGTTCTCCGACGTGCCCAACATCTTCGGTCAGCTCGAGCTGCCGGCCCGCAGCCTGCCGCAGCCGACATTCCCGAGCGGTGGCGGCGGCGCGGCGCAGGCGCCGCAGACTCCTCTCCAAGCTTTGACTGCGGGACTGCCCGCTATCGGCAAGCTCATGGGCGGGAAGTCTTCGTCCTCATCTTCGGGCGGTGAGCCGATCCAAGTCGGCGAGAGCGTAGACATTCCGGCGGCGGCCCGTGGCGGTTACATTCGCCTGCTTCAACGCGGCGGTGACGTCGACGACGACGATGAACCTCTCACGATGACCGATATCGGCGTGCTCTCTCCCGGAGGGAGAGAGCTGCCGCCCTCGATCGCAGGCCCGCCACGTGGCTCGCCCGCTGGCCCAGTACAGCAAGCTGCCGACGTGCCCAATCTGGCGCGAGTGCGCGAGCGCTTCCGGCCGGCACTTGAACGTAACCCAGCGCTCGCGCGGCAGTTCGATATCAACACGACGGCAGAGGCCGGCGAGAGAATGCCGGCGCGGGATTTCTACCAAGCGCTGACGCTCGACCGCGCGGCAGCACGCGGCGAGGCTCTCCCGTATACGCTGAGCCGAGGGCCTGGGACGCCTGATCGCTATTATCCGTGGCGGACCATAGCGGCGACCAGGACGTCGGGTTTCGGTGTGAACCCAGCCTTGTGGGCTGGAGCTAATCCAGCAAGATTTGCCACCGGCAACGCGAGCTACGATCCAAACACCGGCCGCTATGTGGGCTTCGCGGGCGGCCCTCAGACCGGCTCTGTCCAGACCGGAGGCGGCACGGAATATGGCGGGGTAGAAGGACCGGACGTCGCTGCGGCGCGGCGCTATGGCTATACGGGACCGTCGAGGACAGCGATCGGCCCAAGTGGACCGCAGGGCGCGGGCGATCAGGCGGCCATGAGAGCCGCAGACGTTGATCGCGCGACTACTGGTCCTTCCGGCGGTCCTTCTGGCGGTGGCGGTCGCCCGCTGGCCCCTGGCGAGACGCGCACTTATCCAGCCCTCGCGCGCACAGAACGGCCGATGACGTTCGGCCAGAGGTGGGCGTCCAGTCCCTTGACGCAGCTTGCGATCGGCTTGCTAGGGCGCAGCCCCTACTTCGGCGTCAATCTCGCATCAGGCTTGCAGAACATGACCTCCGGTCAGATCGGAGAGCAGGCACTCCAGCGGCAGAAGCTGCTCGATGAGAAGCCCGAGCTGATAACGCTGCCGAGCGGCGAGCAGGCTGTGCGTCACAGCAACGGTCAGATCACCAACCTTGGGCTGGGAGTGCTCCCGGAGGAGAGGCGGGCACAAGAAGAGCACGCGCAGAAGATGGCCAAGCCGATTACCGTGAAGGGACTGTGGGGCGACGAGGAGTGGGTCTACGATCCCAAGCAAGACAGGTACGTACCGTTGCCAGCCCCACAGCAGACGAAGACTGAACCTCCGCCGAAGACCGAGGAGGCTCCCGCACAGCCACCCGCACAGCCGCCCGCCCCAGCTCCGACGCCTGCCCCGCCTCAAGTGCGGCAAACATGGGAACCAGGGGCAACGACTGACCCGCGCATCACGGCTCAGCCCTTCCACACGCCAGCGACATTACCGCCATCGATGCAGGCGCTTGTGCCTGCTGCGCCTGCCGCGCCGGCTGCACCGGCAACCACTGCACAAGTTGGACCTACAACGCGGCCCCCTCCTGCGCCCGCAGACACCGAAGGACTTACCGACGAACAGAAGGACATTGCTGCGCAAGTCAGAGCAAGGGGCGGCTTCAAGACGCCGCTCAACGTCGATCCCCGCATGATGCAATACTTCAGCATGACGCCAGAGCAGTTCGACTTCCGCGCGGCCCGTCTTGCGATGGGCGACACGTCGGTGCTGACAGGCGCCGGCATGGGCAGGCAAGCGTCAGCGCTCAAGAGCGCACTGAGAAGCCGCGCCGATCAGTACTGGATGGACAGGGGTCTCGGCCCCGAGCGCGCCAACGCTGCGGTCAACGAGTTCCTGGCACAGAAGGCTGGCGCGCGCTCGCTCGCCACGCAAGAAGCTCGCATCACAGGGGCTCTGAAGACGGCGATGCAAACTGCCCCGCGTGTCATCGAGGCGTCCAACAAGGTAGACCGCACGCAGTTTCCTGATCTGAACAAGATCATCATCATGGCTAGACAAAAGACCGGCGACCCAAATGTGGTGCAGTTCGGCTCAGCCATAGAGACTTTCATCCGCAACTATGCGCGCGCGATGGGCGGCGGCAACAACGTGCTGACAGATGAATCGATGAGGCGAATGTCCGTTCTTCTTCAGGATCGTTTCTCCAAAGGACAGATCAACGCCGCCATCGATCAGGCACTGGTCGAGATGGACAGCGAATTGACGGGTATTCGCGGCTCGATGGGCAGCTATCTTGGGACCGAGCCAGAGGTTCGTTACCAGCGCGGCGACGTATTCAGGGGCGGGCCGGGAGCGCAGCCGGCAGCACCGACACAGCAAGCCCCTCGACCGCGCGTTCGTCAGGGTGGGCATGTCTTCGAGCGTCAACCTGACGGCACTATGAAGTTTATCGAGTGATGGCTGATCCGGTATTCGATCCGAGCAAACCATTTGAGCCTGTCGAACAGCCACGGGCCACGCCGACATTTGATCCGAGCAAGCCTTATGAAGAAGTAAAGCCCCCCACCTGGGGCGAGACCGCTGCCGACGTTGCCAAGCAGGTTGCCGTTGCGCCAGTGCGCGCTGTGGAAGCAGCAGCGACGTGGCCCGCGCAGCTCTTAGAGGCTGTCGGTCCTACTCTTGGCAAGCCCTTCGAGTGGATGGGCATGACAAGCCCAGAGGCCGAGGAAGAGCGGCAGCAAAGGCTCGAAGCGATACGAAAGCAGGCCGGCCCTCCCGGCATTGGCAAGTATCTGCCGGAAGCCAAGACCAGACCCGGGAAATATCTCGGCACGGCTGCGGAGTTTGCGACGGGTGCGGCGCTGTCGCCGGGCCGGTTGGCGGTGACTGCACCCATTGCGGCAGGCGCCGGACTGACTTCCGAGGCTGCCGGTCAAGCCATGGAAACGGCCGGTCCACTGGCAGAAGGCGTCGCGCGCTTTCTGGGAGCGGCGGCAGGCATGGGAGCTGGCCTGGGCATTCATGGCATCGGCCGCGCGTGGCTGTCGCAGAAGGGCAACGTCGAAGTCGCGCAGCAGCGTCTCATGCGAGCCTTCGAGCGCGACGGCGTCACGCCCGACGATGTGCTGTGGCAGCTTCAGCGGGTGAAGCAGGTTCGGCCTGATGCCACACTGATGGATGTCGCCGGTCCAGAAGTTCGCAATGTTCTGGAGATGATTGCGCAATCTCCTGGAGGCAGGGGCGTTGTTGAGCCGGTTCTGACGGCGCGCCAAAGGGGACAGGCGAGCCGATTGGTAAACGATCTTACCGGAGCTACCGGCACGAGACAGAGCGCGTTCCAAGCGCTCGAACAGGCAACCGAGGCGCGCAAGACCGCAGCTCGTCCGCTCTATCAGCAGGCTTATGCTGATGGTGATCGCGCCATCTGGTCAGACGAACTGGAACGGCTCAGCAGTTCCAGTGCTGTCAAGCAAGCGATGCAAAGTGCGGTACGCAATTGGCGTGATCAAGCCATTGCTGATGGCTACGGTGCGATGAACCCTGGCGCGCTAGTCGAACGCGGCGGGCAGTTGAGGTTCCTCGCCGGCAAGGTTCCTGTCTTTCCCAATCTACAGTTCTGGGATTACGTCAAGAACTCGCTCGACCAAGCATACAAAAGGTCCGTTAGGGAATCGGGACCGACGAAAGAGAGCGCGCGGCTCGCGACCTTTCTTTCACAATTGCGTGGTGAGCTGGACAGAGAGGTTCCGACCTATGCTGCTGCTCGCGGTCAATGGGCGGGGCAGAGTGCGTACATCGATGCAATCAACGAGGGCAAGAGCATCCTCAACAAGAACATAACAGCAGAGGAACTCTCTGCTGCGTGGCAAGGCATGAGCCAGGGCGAGCGCGAGGGTTATCGTATCGGTGCAGTCAGCTCGATCATCAATCAGATCAGAAGTAACCCGGCTAAGGCGCCGGATTTTACTAGGGTGATGCGTTCGCCCGAAATGCGAGACAAGCTCAGCCTTCTCATGCCATCGGGTGAAGCGATGGCGCGCTTTAATCGTGCGCTCGATTACGAGGTACGCTCGTCCGAGATCGTAGGGCAGTCTCTCGGAAACAGTGCGACCTTCCGTAGGCTGGCGGCTGCGCAAGATGCCGAGAACCTGATTGGTGAGCTGGTCACCACGGCAATGCACGGCGTTCCAGGATTCTGGACGGGCATGCGGCAAGGTGCTCAGTATATCAACCGCAGATTAAGGACCCACTCTGACCGTGAGCTTGCCAAACTGCTCACCAGCGGCGACCCTGTCATCACCGCAGAAGCGGTTCGACGCGGTCTCGTGCGGCCCGAGAACATTCGAGGCGCAATCCAAAGCGGAGCCATCGGTCTAGGAGCGTCTGAGAATGCACAGCCTCAACGAACGCGAGAGGGATATCCTTTCTATCAAGCACGCCAAGCGGGCGGAGGTGTTCCTGCGATTGGCGCTGCGGGAGGGCGATCCCCAGGAACGACAACGCCTGCTCGCGCTCGCGCGGCACGCCAGAGGACAAGCCAAGCTCTACAGGATGGTGGAGCGGCGCGGGACCAAGCGGGGCCGACGATAAAGCCTGGCACGCGCGAGCACTGGGCGGCCTTGATCGCAAGCCCGGTGCACGGTGGCCCCACCACCAGCGGCGCCCCGCGCGGAAAGGCCCCCACCGGCGTCTCCTACAACGACATCGTGGATTACCTTAAACGTCGCGGCATCCCCAGCGAAGGTATGGGCAGCTTCTCGGAGTACGCGGCTGAGGCACGCCAAGAGGGCGGCAGTGTTGAGGGTGAAGACGAAGACGAGAAGCTCCCGCTTCCTGGCCAGAGCATCGGCCTGGGAAAAGTACCTGTAATCACGAACAGAGCGGGCGAGACCCTTCCCGAGTACATCGCCAAGGCATGGGGGCGAGGCGCAGCTGACTGGGCGATGACGCCTGGGCGCGCCTACAAAGAGGGCCTCACCCCAGAGGAGGAAACAGACTGGGCAGCCAGGACCGCCGGTCAGCTGACCGGTCGCGGCGTCACGCAGCCCGCTCCTGGCATCGGTATCTTTGGTGGCATCGGTGCCAAGACAGCCAATACCGCCATGCTGGATAAAGCTTTGAGGATGCATGCAGCTGGCGCCGACCCGACCTCGATTTGGAATCAGACCGGATGGTTTCGAGGGGCCGAAGGTAAGTGGCGCTTCGAGATACCGGATGTCGAAGCTCGGCTGAAGGAGCTTGACCCAGAGTATCTCCAGCGCCTGCATGCATCAGGCAGCACGGGTCCGACGCATCGTTTTAGTCCCGATCTTAGGGAAGTGGTCGAGCACCCGGAGTTTTTCCGCGCCTATCCTGAAATGAAGGCGGTGGTGGGCGAGGTGGTCGTCGATCCGCATGCGCAAAGCTCGCAGTTCGGGTTCTGGCAACCGCCTCATCAGACGCTTACTGGTATCGAGCCGCCATACATCCACGCGACGGGCCGGGACGTTGATCTCGCGCTGTCATCGACGCTGCACGAGATGCAGCACGGCGTGCAGAACGTCGAACGGTTTGCGCCGGGGTCCAGTCGAGAGTTGGCCGCCAAGGTTCTCGGCCCGACAGCAAGCGAGCGAGCGGCTGCGGATTTGGCAGCCACAAAAGGCCTGACTTATTCCGATCTTCACCCATTGGAGAAGCGACAGTTCCGAAATCAGGCAGCGGCGATGGCCTATCTCGCGCATGCTGGCGAGACCGAGGCGCGCAATGTGCAGCGGCGTTGGGAGAGAGGCATCAGTCGAGCGCCGCCATGGCGGACAGAGGACGTGGCGCGCGAGAAGCAGATCATTCCCACCGGCCAGAAGCGTAAGCGTTTTATCCGGGGCGAGCCGGTCAAGCTGGAGATGCAGCAGGGCGGCAGCGTCGAGGACGAGAAGCCCGAGGAACCTTCGCTGCCTAAAGGTCTCGCCGAGGCCTGGGGAGACCCCTTCGAGCGCGCCGCCTATCGACAGGCGCGGGCGGTGCGCCCGCGATCGTTCACCGAGGAAGGCCGCACCGAGGGAATGGCTACCCGTGCCCTTGAGAAGGCCGGGGAGAGCGTTATCCCGCAGTCCCCCTCCGACTATGCCCTGATGGCCCTCGGAGGCCCCTGGGGACGCGCCGCTAAGGTTGGGGCGGTGGGTCTAGCCGCGCTCCTCGAAAGCCTATCCCCGGCTGAGGCTGGCAAGATCAAGACGCTGATGGAGCTTGGCATCGAGCCGGCCTACATCCGTCGCATCCTGACCCAGACCAAGGAGAAAGGCGGTGGTAGCTTCTCGATGACGGGTGGACCTGCTCCGACCGAGGGGCGCATGATGGGAGTGCTCCCCAATGAGCGCAACATCGTGGTGCCTTCAGGTGAAGCGCTCAAGCGTCCCGAGTTGGAGGATTATATCCGCCGCAACTGGGAGAAGCTCCAGGCTGAGAACCGCTATCTGGGAACGTGGCGTGACCCGAAAACCGGCATGACCTACGTTGACATCTCCGAGCGCTTCGATCCCAAGCAGTTACGAACCGCGACCAAGTTTGGAGAACGAACGGGTCAGATATCCGGCTACGACATCGGCGCTGACAAGCCTTTTCCAGTTGGCAACTGGTGGGAGTTCATTAGCAGTCCCGAATATCGCCAGCGCTTGCGGGAGATGGCCGAAGAGGGCCGCAGCTTCCTGGCGCAGCATCCGTCCAAGGAATGGTGGGACCTGCACGGCACCTCGTTGGAACGTGTGTATGGTCCAGAGAATCTGCCTGCTGTTGCAGGCTATACTGCGACTACCGCGCCGCGTACCAAGATCGTGCCTAACTTGCGGCAGATGACCGAGTACATGCGTCGACAACTTGCTGGTGAGCCGGTTGTGCAGCCCTCCTGGCGCGTTCCAGAGGGTGCGCTGTCGATGCAGCCCGGTGGCCAGATGCCGTTGGAAGCGTCGCGTGTGGCTAATCTTGAGCGGGTGCGCCGAGGAGCACTCGGCGAGCTATCAAGCACCAAGGTGGCCGATGAGGCCAAGGCCTTCCTTGGCGACCCGAATGTCGGTCCCATCGATGTGCATCATATCCGCCTGGGTGAGGCGCCCGAGCGCGGCATTTATGCCGCCACTCAGCCCGGTGAGATCGAAACTACGGCAACCAAAGCGATGGGCGTGGCGCCGTATGACTTCCAGCAGGCACAGATCGCCGACGAGGCGCGCAATCAGGGACGTACACTGCGCGACTATTCCGCCGATGTGTGGACCGGCATCACCGAGACGATCAGGCGTACCAACCAGCTCTATGGCGCGCCATTCAGAGGCTCGATGGTCGGCGGCGGTGAGGGATACGCCGACCAGTTCTCCAAGATACTGGAACAGGCAGCGAAGAAGCTTGGCATGGATCAGGACAAGTTGGAGCACCAGCTGCGCAGCGGCGACAGCAGCTTGCTCAGCTGGCTCTTGGTTTCTTCGCCGGCATTCTATGCAGCGTACCGTCAGTGGCAGGCTCCTCAAGGCCCCACTGCGCCCGCTTCCAGCGACAGAAGCCAGCCCACCAACGCCGCTCTTTGAATTGGTTCCGATGACGATTGAACCGCTCACGCTGGAGAAGCTCGACCCAGGCTTGCGCGTACTTCTTCTTCGAGTCAGTCCTCATGTCTCATGAGATATACATGTAAAGCACGAAGATCAATGGCAACGCCTCTTGACATCAAGGTTTCACGGGTGCTGCAATCCCAAAGCGCCAGGATGACAGGAGGGAGCGAGCCGGCCGCATTGCTGGCACCACTCCATGAGGCGTCTTCCCGGACGGAATCGCAGAGTCCCATTTCCGCACGCATGAAGTGGCCCTGGTGGACTAACCACTCGCCAGGGCCATCTTGTATAATGCGCCTGTTCGATTCGGGAGCGTGCGATGCAGAACGTAGGGCTGATCTTACTGACATTCGCGTTCGTGTTTGCGGTAATCGCCAGTGTCATCATGTCGTCAAGTGGTCGATGGCATTTTGGTTGGGCCGCTATTGCGTGCTGGATCGCCTCTGAGCTAATCGGAGGATTGGGCCGCGTCTTCCACTGAAACCCGCGCCAGCCGGGACCGCTGGCATCAAGCCTAGGAGACTGAACATGGCAGGAAGACCTGTCGTTATTATCGGTGAGCTTTACGACCCATCGCTGAGCGTTGGCTATCCATTGCCGCCCGCAGGAGTCGGAGCCCCTCCAGGGATTTGGGGGCCGCCCGGTCCCTGGCCGAGCCCACCGATCCATCTACCACCAGCACAGCCGCCGGGGATTTGGCCACCGGCTGGTGTCGTCACCCCGCCCATTTACTATCCTCCGGTGATCTCGGGACCGCCCGGCCCGTGGCCGCAGCCCCCATTCCATCCCGGCGGACCACCTCCTGGGATTTGGCCACCGGCTGGCGTCGTGTCACCGCCGATCTACTACCCGCCGGAAATCTGGCCCCAGCCACCGGCCAAACCGCCGCTCGGCATTTGGGGAGGTGGCAACGTGCCAATGCCCACGCCGCCGATCTATATTCCACCTACTGGAGGTGGTGGACAGCCTCCCGGCATCTGGGGACCGCTTCCCGGATTCCCAACTCATCCGATTGTGCTGCCTCCGGGAACCCTTCCAGATCACCCCGAGCACCCAATCGTGATCCCGCCAGACCCAGGTGTGCCTGGAGTACCGGCGCATCCCATCGTGCTGCCGCCACCCGGTTCACCACCGGATCAGAAACCGGAAGTGCTCGAAAATTGGGATGTGAAATCCTACTGGTCGCCGACAACCGGCTGGGGCGTTGCAATTGTACCAGCAGAGGAGCATCCGGGCGTTCCAACGCCCTCCAAAAGCTGAAGGCCGTAGAAGATTAAGGCGGCGTGGAGGTTGAGCTTCTTCCCGCCGATCCTAGGTACCGCAGGAAGGTAGAAGGGACGCGGCGTCTCCTAGGCTGCCGCGTCCCCGCAAATACATCCGAGCCCAATCAGCCCCCCTGAAAGTTCGGATGCGGGGGCCGTCATTCATCCCGGCGGCCCCCAATTCAGGTATAGTCGAGCCATGATTCCTCGGCTCGAAGACATGACGATCGGACAGCGCATCGCGCTGACGTTCATAATCGTTCTGATAATTCTATTCGCGTTTGCTCTCGCAGGATTTCTCACTGGGCGGTGGGAGGAGGCACAAGCCCAGCAACGCGAGATATTGCCGCCGCGCGTGTCGACCAAATGGGATGCTCGCATATTGGAGTTAGATTTAGAGGCATTGGATCGTGCTTACATTGAGAACAGCGTTAGGCTTTTTTCTGTGTGGATGCGAGATGAGAGCGATCAACCGCGACGAATGCTCGTTGGTCTGAGCCAATCGCGGCGAGCGTATAACGAGGCGCGAGATCGGATCGAGACGCACAAGCGGGACGTGGAGCAAGAGAAGATCAAAGGCCAGCGGCAATGAATCCCAACGTCGGCCATGAGGCGGGTGAGACTGCGCGCACGGTGGTCGAGGCGCTGAAGACAACCCCAGCGATGCTCGCGTTGGTGATATTCAATCTGTTGTTTCTCGGCATGGTGACGTACATCCAGCACACCAACGGCGAGCGTTGGCAGGAATTGCTTAAAGCAACACTTCAGCAGTGCGGGCCGAAATCGGAGGATAAAAAATGAAGATAGCCATCAGTCCAGGGCACGGCACAAAGATTCGCGGTGCCGCAGGACCGGAGCCCTGGGGTCTGGACGAGGTAGATGAAGCGCAATCCCTGGTGCCGATGATTGCGAACCACATGCGAGCTGGCGGCGCCGAGGTCGAGGAGATCGTAGATCATCACTCGACTACGCAGGACCAGAACCTGGACTGGCTTGTCGACCAGCACAACGCAGCCTTTGATGGTGATCATGGCGACGATCGGCTGGACATTTCAGTCCACTATAATGCGTATCAGATCACGACCACGACGCCGCGCGGCACCGAGGTCTGGTACTTTTCCCAGGATGATCTCGCGTTTGCCATTGCTTCTGAGGTGGCACTGTCCTCAGGGCTCATAGATCGAGGCGGCAAGCAGACCAGTTCACTTTATTTTTTGAGCAACACGATCTGCAAAAGCATCTTGCTGGAAATATGCTTCGTCGATTCGAAACCCGACTGTGACCTCTACCGCCGCTCGAAGGAGCAGATCGCAGAGAGCATAGCCAGAACGATCGTCGGCGAAGCTGACAGCTTCCCGGGACGTCCCGATCGCCCGCCGCGCCCCGAGCCGCCGCCGGTCGAGGGCGCGCTGCTGCACGTCCAGGGCAGGTGCTCGTGGTTCGGTGGGCCGGACGACACCGGAGTGTCAAGCGATGAAGGGCTTGCCTTCATCTATCCCGATGACGTCGATCAGTTCGCGCACCTGTTCCTTTCGAACCAGCCTACGGGAACGTCAGGGCTTGCTCGCAGGCTCGACCCTGATACCTGCTACATCGCCTGTCGGTGGGACTATGAAATGACCAGTAAGGAAATGCTCCGAGATCAGAAGCGCAAAGCATTGGTGCGCGCCAACGGGAAAGAAATACTTTGCTATCCAAGTGACTGGGGGCCGCATGGCGACACGTCGAGGGTCTGTGACCTCAGTCCCAAGGCGATGCAAATCCTCGGGCTCATGACCGATGACAGTTGCGAGGTGATCTATCCCGCTCCGCAGGATTAGCGATCTCCAAACCACATCGGATATACGACCTCGACGGCGAGCCAACCCAGCACCAGCATCAGCGGGATCATCACCAGCGCCTTCCACGGGTCGGCATACTGGATGTACTCGATCGAGCCGTAGACGACGCCGGCGGCCGCCACCACCATCACGAAGTTCCAGAATAGCCTACGTTGACCCGGAGTTGGTTGTAACATTCTTAATTTGCTCACGGAGTTCCTTGATTTGCCCCATCAGGTATTCGATCGTGTCGTCTTGCCGATCCAATCGTGCTTTGAACAGTATGTAGAGCCGCCGATATGCTGCCTGCCGTGCGGGTTCGTCGGGCGACCACCGATGCATTTTACTTCCCGGGCAGTTGATCGAGCACCTTACCGTGGGGATCGTACAAGGTCCATTTGCCGTCGCGATCGCGTGCGATGGTGGCGATCGGTTCACCCTTGAGATCGCGGATATAGATGCCGCCGAGTGAGAAGGTTGCGGTACCGATCGCCTTGCCTTCGGCATCGTTGAACGGCACGGTCTTCGGCAGACCTTGCGCCGCTGCGGAGGCGATGAAAAGAAAGCCTGCGCCCCATAGGGCGCAGGTAGCAGTTGTGAGTTTTCCCGTATTACGCAACACGACGCTTACGGTACCGGTTCAAGCCGACCATCCCGAGCAAGGACGCGATCAGCCCCGGCAAGCCAGCGCCCACGATCGGCCCGGGCACCTGAGCGAACGCCAGGAAGCTCTCCTGACCATCGGTCGAGGCGAAGCAACCGCCCGGTGATGGGAAGCCGCCGATGATGGCAGCACCGGGACAAACTTGCCCCGGCAGTCCCGTCCCGAAGGACGCCGACAGCCCCTCGAACACGGTGTTGCACGCCACACCGATCGTGCAGCCTGCTGCGATCAGCGTGTTGTTGAACAACGTTTGCTCGGCGGGGCTCAACCCGATGTTAAACACCGCGTTGCCGTTGCCCTGCTGGATATTCAACAGTGCTTGGCTGATGTTGATCGGCTGGCTGCCCGAGAAGTTCGCGAGCGCGACACCGGCCGAGTTGTACAACGTCAACACCAGACTGTTGAACGTAAGCGCTGTAGTGCCACCGGTCTCGTTGGTGTCGAGGCCGATGCCAACTTTAGCACCACTGGTCCAACCTAACGCTCCGACCGAATAGACAAAGGTTTTGTCCACTTCGACTTGAGGCTGGTTGTTACAGGTCGCATTGTTGGTGCAGATGGTACCAAGACCACCCAGACCGGGCGCGGGCAGACCAGTAAAGAATCCGGTGCCACCACCCGGCAGGGCGAAGGACCCGCCTGCTTCACTCCCGTTATTCTGGATGTTGAGCAGGCGCGGCGCATTTCCGAACCCGGCTGCTCCGAGATCGGCGAAGACCCCCTGTTCCAGGACGAGGTCAGCCTTGGCGGGGAAAAGCCCGAAGCCAAGGATAGTCGCGACTAGTAATACCCTCTTCATTTGAACTCCTGTGTTGAGGGTGGAAGGTTTCTTGTTGCCCATCCAAGTTTCCTCCGAAAAAAAACTCTGCTCGCGCGACGTCAGATTCTCAACAGTTAATTTTTGGATTAGGTAAGACTTACTTACGCGGACCAATTAGTCGCGTTAGAAACTGATCCGTGAGATTACGGTATTCCTCGGCTAAGCGCCGGCACTCTGTGCTGAAGAGCCGCGCGGTGTTGTCGGCATCGTCGCCGACTTGGTCGAGGAAATCGGCCGCGTGACGGGCCATGTGATAGATGTTGGCTTTCTGGCCTGCCTCGACTGGCTGCCCTAATACGTTGCCCGGGACAGGCTTGCCGGATGCCTGCCGCATCGCGGCGATAGCTTGGTCGCGTCGTTGCTCGTCACTGGGCGGCTTCTGTTCCATGCTTCTCTCCATCGTTCAGCGCGCGGCACTTTAGACGTGCGGCATGGCGGCTACGCAGTACCTCGATGACGTCGTTGTGCATCCTGATCTTGCTCTTGTCGCGATCGACGATCGCCCACCCATCGGCGATCTTGGCGACGGCGTAGCGCGGCAGCACTCTGACCGTATGGCCTTCCATCTTACGCTCCTTGTGATTGAGGACCGCTCGGCCCTCAGCGGTGATCTCCCATCCCCTCAGCGTAGCTCGTAACAATCCAGATCGTATTGCTGCGCGCCAAATCCGCTTGCTGATGTTGGTTTGCAATCTGGCGCGATGCGGCAGGTATTCGACCTGGGCTGCGGCCTTGAGCAGGAGGTTTCGCTTCCAAGTCATACCGGGCGCATCAGCTCCTCGATTTCCCGCTTGAGTTCGTTGTCCTTCATGCCCGGGAATACCTGTTCTCGGATGATGCCCTGAATCTTTGCCGTCAGCAGGCGAAGTTGCTCATCGCTGATTCGCGTCAGGCTGTTACCACGTGGCACCAGCTTTTGCAGGCGCGTGTCCCACACCATCTTGTAAAACTTGGCCGCGATTTTCAGGCCTTCCATGGCATCGTCCTTATCGCGAAACAGCTCGCTATTCTCGGCCACTTTGTGCACGAGCCCCCAAAGGTATCTCAGCTGCTCGATGCGTCTCTCTGTCCACAGCTTCGCCATCAGCTCCTTGTTTAAGGCAAATATCGCGAGGTCGTCGTCGGCCATCTGCGAGTCGGCGAACAAGCCGACTTCATTGCCGAAACGTGCACACCTCTTGATGAGAAACGTCTCGATCATGTGGTGGCGAACCGCTGCTCGGTGCGCTGCCATTCTTTCATCAGCAGTTCCCAATCAACAATCTCGAACTCGCTTTCGTGCGGCGCGACTTTCTGGTTCCAGAACGTCTCGGCCTCTTGGTAGCTCAGAAAACGCTGAAGCTGGTTGGCGACCCAGTTCATTGCTTCCTGTGCATCTGGCTTGGGATTGGGCATGCTGCCGTTGAGATCGCTGAGCCGGCGAGTGACGGCGGCCTCTATTTGCTCATATACGCCTGGATACTTTTCGCTGAGCGATTGCAACGCCTGATCGTTGGCGACGTCCCATTGCTTGATCTCTGCTTCCGATACTGCTGACGTAACCGCGCGGATGTAGGCGCTCGCCCACTGATCTGCACCAGCACCCTGGCCCAGGGTGATGCGACGCGGCCCAGTCGAAACCTGCTCGGCGGGAGCGGCCTCGCGCGACGTCGATTTTTGCTCTTGCTCTTTTGGTCCCGGAACGGAGCGGCGTTCCTGACGTTGATTCGCGTCGCTCTCATCAACATCATCGAAGTCGCCAGCTGGTACTTGGAACAGAGCCATCAGGAAGTATTTTCTGGCGTTCGTGTGCGCTTTGCTTATCGCCTTGTCGTCCCAGTTGCCCTTGCTGTCTCTGGCAATGGCCATGCCGGTGTGACGGGGACGCTTCGGCCATATCTCGCCGCTCTTATGGAAAATGCTGAACTCGTACACGACGGCAACACGGTTGCCCTCGATGTTCTTGATCTCGATCTCGTCCTGGACGATCGCAAGCCCGGCTTGGCCCATCAGCGGCGTGATTGCCTCTAGGAGATCGCCCATCGTGACGTAATGGTAGTGGTGAAAGGGGTTGTAACCGGACTTCTTGATGTGTCCGACCTGGGCCATGATCGAGCTGATCGCGCCCGCGATGTTGCCAACCGGACCAACGGCGGAAAAGGGCTCCGGTGCAATTATGCCCATGGGCATCTGCACGAGACCAGATCGCACCTCGCGTTGTTCCCCGCTCACAAGCTGTGGCGACATGCGCTGCTGTTCGCGTAGCTCGGTCGCGCGCTGGGAAATGCTCTGCTGCGTGGGCTGCGGATCGCTTGGCCCGGGGACGAGGGGACGACGGGGCGTGGTCATACGGCTTGGCTTTCTTCGATGGTTCGAGTTCCGGGGACGGCAATGCCTGATCGCACCGCACGGTTGGCGAGGTCTTGCACGGTCGCTCTCAGGTCTGGCGCGTCTTTGAAGAAGTCGAGGCACACAGCGTAATCGACGATCTCGGCGCGCTTCTGAGATTTCAACGTCATCGCCCGGCCGCGCGTGCCGGCGCGAGGACGGCGGGTGTCAGACACCTGCGGGGGGGCACCCGCCGCCGCCGCCGCCTCGGCCTCTGCCTTCAGACGGGCAGTCTCTTTATCGAGCCAAGGCGTCACGAGCTTCTTCTTGAGATCGCGGTAGATTTCAGCTGCTGCCAGCAATGGCCGCCACTTCTCGCGTACCGCCAGCAATCCCTGGTCATGAGGTTTCTGTTCGATCTTGCGCTGCTCGTCAGCGAGCTTCCATAGCCGCGATAGTTCATCGCCAAGATTGGCAAGCCTATCGGCTTCGTTTTGGTTCTGAACCGGCGGCCCTTTTATGCGCTTGGATGCCTCGTCGGCGAGCGGCTCGATGGCGTCACGTAATCCTTCAAACGAATTGTCCTCGGGCGGAAGATTGTCCCCCATGGGCACAAGCTCGTGCTCGTCGGGCCAAGGCTCGCCGCGCTCGGCGACGGCGCGGTAGGCTTCCTCGGTGACTGGGTGCCTGCCTACGCTGACCCACGTGTCCCTGCCTTTTTCCGGTGTCACATCTTCATCGCCGATGCGGCAGTTGAGGTCGCCGTTTTCACCGGGCCAATACGCGACAGGTAGGTAAGTCTTGCGCGCTCCGTAGTAAGCTTTGCGGGGTTGACGATAAAAGCCCGCGTGCGGATTGCTCTCGTTCATGTCGAGCGCCGGTCCAGACGCACCGGAAAGCTGATCGCGCCACCATTGCCAGGGATCGCGAGGTTCTTCAGCCATTTGTGTCTACCTCCGCCGTTTGCTTAGCAAAGGCTTCTCGGCGTGCCTGTCTCCGGCATATTTGGTGCACACGATTGCCGCTGATCCCCAGTAGCTTTCCGATCGACCTGAATCGCAGACCGGATTTTCGCAGCAGGAGGATAATCCGATCACGCTCCAAGAATGTTGCTCTATTTTCAGCGGTGGCTATTTGCTGTTCGGACGCCGATCGTTTTCGCTTCAACTTGGACATCTTGTTTTTGTGCGTTTCGTACTTTCGCGTCTCAATCTCAATGCGCCGATTGCGGAACCGATCTGTTGCACGTTCGATCTCTTTCGTGATGAAGTTGGGCAGTCCATGGGTTGCTCTCGTGTGCGGTACCCAATCCGAGGGCGCAAGCTCAAGGCCTAGTCCTTTCAGCAGGTCGTTTATTTCCATGAGCGAGGCACGCCCGAAGTTTGGAACGTGTAGCAGCTCTCGCTCGGTGAGCTTTGTAAGTTCCCCTAGAGTTTTGATGCCTAGGTTTTTTAAGCAGTTGTACGGCCGGATGTTGAGCGGCAGCTCATCGATTGATGTTGTAAGATCGGTCATCGATCCACCACCTCGCCACTTATTTTGCGGCGCTTGGTCCGGTCGAAGCCGCGCGAGCGAATCTTGCGCTTGCCCCAAATGCGATTCCAGCCATCCCGGTAGGCGTCGTCGCGGCCGAGCCGATCGAGGGCTTCGCCGACGCCCTTGCGCAGGCCCGCGCTCATCGCATCTGCCATACTGAGCATTGCTTGGTTACCGGCACCAAGCGGAGGGTCGAAGTGCTCGTCGAACACCTTGGCTATTATCTTCTCAGTCTCGATGCGCTGATGCTTTTCCACCTGCTTCCAGGCGGCGCGGACGCGCTTGCTGTGGGCAATGAGCTTGGCGTCGAGTTTGGTCTTGTCGCGATGCGCCCGGATCAGCATCGGGGTCAGATTCCAGTAGGCGTCACGATTGGGATGTCCCGTCTCGTGCAAGATGTTATGATCGAACTCGAACAAGGACAGGAACTGGTCCTCAGTCATCTTCTTGGCGTCGTCGTACCATCTCGGGGCGATAGGGCCGCCGCGCTCGTGCATCAACATGCTATCCAGCAGCGCTGCGGCGCAGCGTGTTTTCCAGGAGATAGGCTTGCGTGCTGTCATTGCGGCTGCTATACAGAGCGGTATATAGAGCGGTACACCATGACTGTCAATCAATACGACGATAGAATCCCAGTCTCGTTCCGGCTTTCGCGCGAGCTGGTCGAGCGCATGCGGATTGTTGCTGCTGCGCGGCGTTGGCCTCCTCCCCCGACACAGACCGACATCGTAAATCGAGGCATCGAGCTTGCCCTGGCGGAATACAAGCGAAAGTCCAAGCGTGCTTAGGTTCTACCTTCCGATCGCACCGCCAGCAAACAATGCTTACACGAACGTGCGCGGACGCGGGCGAATAAAGTCGACACGTTACCAGACATGGCTGAAAGATGCCGATGCCCACTATATGCTTCAGCATCTGGGGGGCAGCAGGATTATGATTACCGTCCCTTACGTGTGCAGGATGTCCTTCTCGGACAAGCTTGCGGGCGACCTGGATGGGCGCGCCAAGTTAATCTTGGACTGGATGGTTTCACGCAGCCTGACGCCGGATGACAGACACTGCTGGGGATTGTTCTTGGACAAGAACGCCGATGTGCCAAGCAAGACTGTGCTTATCGAGGTGGAACCCTATGTTGGATCACGCATGCCAAGTCGGGCGCGCGCCGCTTAAAGAACATCCCGGTGATCTCTACGATACGCCCGATGTCGCGGTCCATGCGCTGCTCAAGGTCGAGAAATTACCGTCACGCATCTGGGAGCCGGCGTGCGGCGCCGGAAATATCGTTAACGTATTACGTGAGGCGGGTCACGACGTCGTGGCCACTGATCTCAATCAGCGCGGCTGTTACGATAGTTTGTTCGGTGTTGATTTTCTCTTTCCGCTGATCATTCCACCTATCAAAGCCGACGCGATCGTCACCAATCCGCCATTCCAGTTGGCCGAGGAGTTCGTCATCGCTGCGCTCGAGCGCGCGCCGCTTGTCGTCATGCTGATGCGGTTGGCGTTCTACGAGAGCGAGAAGCGAACCAATATCCTCGAAGGCGCCGGCCTCGCCCGTATCCATGCGTTTGCGAATCGTTTGCCGATGATGCACCGGGCTGGCTGGCAAGGTCGCAAAGCCAGTTCGAGCATGCCGTTTGCATGGTTCGTCTGGGAGCGCGGTTATGCCGGGCCAACGACGATCGACCGCATTCGATGGGTACCGCGCTATGTCGGATGACTTCAAGCGTCATCTCAATGAGCGGCGTGCTCAGAGCTATGCCTCGACACGCTTGTGGAACCCTGACCCTGACGCGATCGGAATGGAGGGGGAAAAAGCGCTGGCAGAATACTTCGATGCGATACAGGATTTTCGCAACCGGCCCGGAGGCGACGATCGCATCGACCTGGAGCTTCTGCTCAATCTGGATGGACCGGACCAGTGGTTCGAGGTCGATGTCAAGGCGGCGAACGATCCCAAGTACCTGCTGGTGAACGTGAAGAAGATCGTGCCGCATCGGCTCTACGTACTGTGCGGTCCAACGGTGGATAGTTGGAAGCTGCATGGATGGGAGCGCGGCAGCGCCATGATGTTGGAGCCGACCGATCGATGGTCAGGCAACGATGCAATCGTCCACTACAAGAAACGCGGCTTGCTTCAAAAAATGACGATCCTGAAACGAGCATATCGAGGATGGTGGCGGCACCACGGGCTGCGCAAGAGGCCGGCCTTACGATGAACAAAGAACTACGCCTGTACCAGGAAGAATGTCTTCAAGCGATCAGGGATACGGTGCGCCAGCGCGTGTACCGCCTCGTGGTGCAGGCGCCAACAGGTAGCGGCAAGACCCTGGTCGCAGCGACGATCGTCGAGGGCGCGCGCAGCAAAGGCAACCGCCTCGTGTTTGTCGTGCCCAGCATTCAGTTGGTCGACCAGACCGTAGAGATGTTTTGGAGCGAAGGCATTCGAGACATCGGCGTGATCCAAGCCGATCACGCTTTGACCAATTGGTCGCAGCCGGTCCAGGTTGCGAGCATCCAGACGATACGCTCGCGTGACAAGTATCCTGACGCGCAGGTGGTCGTGTTCGATGAAGTGCATCAGCTGCACGCTGCACATGTGAAGTGGCTGCAACATCCAGATTGGCAGAGCGTGCCGTTTATTGGCTTGTCGGCTACGCCCTGGACAAGAGGCCTCGGCAGATATTTCGAGACGTTGCTGGTGATGAGCACCACGCAAGAGCTAATCAATCTCGGTTACCTCGCAAGTTTCAAGGTATTCGCTGCCGACCACCCCAACTTGGATGGGGTCAAAGTAGTGGCCGGCGATTATCATGAGGGACAGCTGAGCACCGTCATGCGCGAGAACGCTCTCGTCGCCAACATCATCGAAACATGGCGGGTTAGATGGAACAAAGACAAGACGCTGGTTTTTGGGGTCGATTGCGCGCACGCCCAAGCCTTGCAAGCGCGCTTCCTCGATGCTGGGATAACGGCTGCGTACCAGGACGCCGGCACAAGCCCAGCCGACCGTGCAGCTATAAAGCGTGGATTTCATGATGGGACCTTCCGCGTTGTTTGTAACATCGGGACATTGACTACGGGCGTCGATTGGGATGTTCGCTGTCTTGTGTTAGCGCGTCCAACCAAGAGCGAGATGCTGTTCGTACAGATAGTGGGGCGCGCGCTCAGAACAGCCGACGGCAAAGAGCATGCCCTGATTCTCGATCACACCGATACGACCTCAAGGTTAGGTTTCGTCACCGATATTCACCACGACCATTTGTCGATGGGCAAACTCGATCAGAACAAGCCGGTCAAGCGCAGCCCGCCGCTGCCGAAACCGTGTCCGCAATGCACCGTGCTCATTCCGGTGGGCATGAAGGTTTGTCCCGAGTGTGGCTTCGAGCGACAGATCGTGTCCGACATCTATGAGCGTGAGGGAGAACTGGTGGAGTTCACCGGCGGCTTCCGCAAAAAGGGAACGACCAACGCCAAGCGCTTCCCCTACACTTACGAGGAGAAGGCGCGGTTCTATGCGCAGCTGCGCGGCTATGGCCTGCTCAAGGGCTACAAAGACGGCTGGGCTTTCGTCAAATACATGGAGAAGTTCAATGAGAAGCCATTCTGGGCCTGGAGGAATCATCATCCCATGCAAGCTGGCCCCGAGGTGATGGCATACATCAGGTCCGGTTTCATCGAGTGGGCGAGAAGCAAGTACAACCCAAACAATCGGTAGGATCAGCCATGGTCGTCGCCACCGATGAGCAGCTTCTGCGCGCGTTTTACACTGCAGCGCTGTATCTGATCGATAAAGTCGAGCGCGAAGGTTGGTACTGGACCTCCAACTATCTCCGCGAACACGCCCGTGCCACCACCGGATTGCGTTTCACCAATTCGCGGTCGCCCGACATTCTGCGCATATTGGTGCGGCGTTTCCCCGAGTTGAAACCGTGGGTCGAACTCAAGCCGCTCACGCGGCCAAACTCGATGAATGACCGTAGGTTTCGACAGGTCGAGAAGCTGATACGGGACGCGCAAGCAGGCGCCCAAAAGGAGCTGTTCTAAGCCGGTTCTAGCTGCTTAAGCTGTTTGGGGTGCTTAGTGCGCTTATATTCTTGGAACAGTTCCGGGCGCAATTTGTCGCGTGGTACACCCGTTACTTTCTCAACTGTTATCAGCCAATTGTAAGGAACACGGTCCCACTGACAGATAGCATTGTGTGATATGCCAAGCTTACGTGCGAGCGAACGCACGCCGCCAGCCGCTCTGATTGCGATCTTTAGCCCGATATCCATCACAAGCTCCGATTACCATCCATCCGGGATGGTAAGCGTTGACTGCCGTCTGCGCAAGTAGCGGGAAGGAGGACTTGCCATCCACAGAAAAGTATGGTTAGTTGCAGGAAGTGACGCTTACCGGCGTCACCGCCAAGCAGGAAGGAGACCTTCCATGGCAACACGTAAGGAACTGATCCGGTATCAGCCGGCCATGCCCGCGCACGTAGATTACGAGCAGGGCGTGATCAGCGGGCCGGATGCAGTGACGCCGATCCTCATGACGCTGTATAACAGTGATCCCGAGGAGCTGGGGCCGCTGCTCGGCAGCCAAGACCGTGAGACGTCGCCTAACGGCGCGGTCTGGGCTGATAAGACGATCGTCGCTCAGTTGGTAAAGGCCTACAACGACAAGAACAGTAACCTGGCCATTATCGCCGATGCAACCCTCGCCAAGGTCGCCAGCTGGGTCAGCTGGGGTTCCCGCCGTCTGGGTATCGGTCGCTCGCAGCTTCTGGAAAAGGCTCGGCACGCCTACTTGGCGGCGCAGGGTGCGACTCCAGAATCGACGCCGGCCGAGTGATTACGGGAAACGTCGCAAAGGCCGGGGAGGGAATGCTCCCCGGTCTTTGTTTCACGGAGGGATATGATGGATGCACAAACAACGGTGACGGTGCGTTGCACGGCGTGTGGCAAGCTGGGCGAGGTCAAGCCAAGCTGCGGCTGTGGTGCCGCCTTCGAGTATATCTCGCCCGGCGAGTTGGCGGCGCAGGCGGTGAAGGACAATCCGGGGATGTCTGATCGTGCTATCGCTGACAAGCTCGGCATTAGCGACAAGACTGTAGGCAAGGCTCGCAAAGCAACTGCGGATTATTCCGCAGTTGAAACGCGCGTCGGCAAGGATGGCAAAAAGCGTAAGCAATCCAGAGGCAGGGTCAAACGACCGAGCGCTGTGTCTGCTGACGATTGGGAGCGATTCCAAGCTAAGGCTGCCGCCGAAGGTAAATCCGGGGCCGAGGTGCTAGGTGATCTACTCGCTGACCCGGTCATCGATCCCAAGACGCTGCCTAAGACCACGCAAGAAAAGCTCGCGGTCGCGTTGCGCCAGCAGCAGCGCGCGCAGAACGCTGAGTTCGAGAGGCGAGTGGCGGCCGAATACACCGCGCGCGTCAAGAGAGGTTTCCCCGAGTTAGAGAGGATGGAGCGCGAAGCGCGCGAGGAAAAGCGTCTTTACGAGCGGCTTCGCCGAGAGAGCAAGAAGCTGGGCACGCTGAGTGACTGGAACAATCTCATGTTCTGCCTGCACCCGGATACGCGAAGGACGGCATCGGACGAGAAGTTCGATGCCGCCCTGCGCTGGGTAATGCTGAAGAAGTTCGCGATCACTGGAGAGAAATAAAAAGGGCCGCGCTCAAGGACGCGGCCCAAAGGGGTGGTACTTCGACCAGAAAAGGTTAACGTACCTTGTGTATCTCGTCCAGAGCCGCCTTGCCGGTGAGCGGCATGCGACGCCGCTTGCCGGTAAGCTCGGCCTCCTTCTTCTCCTGGCCGACCTTCATCTTCTCGATACGGACTTTGGCTTTGTCAGCCTTAGTTCCGTTGCCCGAGGCGACGCGCTTGGCTGCCTCATACACGTCACGTTTGAGATAGGTGGGAATATCGAGACCGTCATCCGGCTGAGCAGCAAGTGGTTCGTTGCCGGCGTTGTTCTCGATCGGGGCGGGCACGTCCACCGCTGCGCTCCTATCCTCGGTTATATGATGGGCTGGAGCCGGAAGCGGGTTCTCGACCTTGCGCGCATCCGCTACTGGATGGCTGAGGAGATAGCCGGCGAGCCGCTTGGCTTGCTTGCGCAGGATCGGCAGCTGTAGCTCCGCCTTCACCAACATCTTGATCGCTGCCTCACGGCTCGCTTCGAAGCGAGCGATCTTGTTGCGGACGTCGCGTAGTGCTTTCTCTCGTTTGGTCATAGTGTATCCTTTCACTTGTCAAACAGCACGGTCGCCCTTCGACCGTGAGAGCATTATACCACAGGGCACTTGTGTTTCTTTAACGCGACTCTTATGATCAATGACTTAGCAACAAGTTCGCACTGAAATCACTAGAGAACAAAATGAGTCGCGTCATGATAGATAAAGATGAGTGTGGCTGCATCTACGTGATGGAAGCGCCCGAGGTTGAGCGGGTTAAAATCGGTTTCTCAACGATGTCGTCTCTTGCTGGTCGCTTCGCTTCTGTGAACGGTCAATCTCCGGTTCCCGTGCATCTTGCGTTTGTCTTTACCGTCGCAGCGCGTGATGACGTGCGATATCTGGAGCGTCGTGTGCACACTTTACTCAAAGGCAAGCGCATCCGTGGCGAATGGTTCTGCGCAACTGTCGATGAGGCCCGCGAGGCAATTCTCAAAGCTTATGAGAATCGAACTATGCAAGCTTTGGTACGACGCGTCTGACTCACTGATACTGATAGCGCGACGTTGAGTTCGTCGTAGGACGCGAATCAATTCGTGAAGGGTCTTTGGACTTATACTTGTAGTACGCTGTGGGCGACGGCACCCTCTCGTGTTTGGGCACCAGATACGTGCTTCCCAGCGGCAATGGTCGCTCGCCTTCGTGTGCCCCGGACCATCCGTTGCAATGGCCGCGTTCGTGCCGTAGCAACAGGCCGGTCGAATAGCCGCGCTCGCGCATGACTTCGTCGCGTACCATGAGGATCAGGCAGCTTTTCCCGTTTTGCCACGAGCATGCGAGGATGTGGGGATTGTTGACCCGGCACATGGTCTGCACCTCTGCCTGGGTGTCCACCATCTCGATCGTGAGGTCGCCCTCGTACTCGTAATCGTACTTGACTGGCGGGAAGATGCCGTAGAGCGGCATCTGCGACCAGACGTCGAACATCAACAGTAGGGTGAAGGCGAGGACTGCGACGATCAACAAGAGACCTTTCATGGTAGACTCCTTAAGTGTCCGAGTATCGCCGCTATGGTTATGCCTATTGACATCGACAGACAAAACACCCCCCAAAAAAGAGCCTTGCTTTTGTTGATTTCGCATCCTGCTGGCCTTGATGGTCTTGGCGGTGTTGGAATATAAGGGCGTGCATCGGGGAGCATGCCAAGGACAAAAATAATAGCGACTCCGATCCACGTTATGACAAAGAGAGTTGCTGCTAGCTCGATCATGTGAAGTTTCTTTCACGTCAGTTGACTTACGATGTCCTCGAACTTGCGCTGCGGCAGCGTGAGCCGCATCAGCACCAGGAGCCGCACGAGGCGCGCCGAGGGCTCCGGGATTGCCACCTCGCCAGAGGCGTAGCGATAGGGCGTGCGATCGCCGACGCCGAGGACGCGCTGCATCTTCTCGTGCGTCCAGCCCAGCGTCGCGCGGGCGTGTTGATATTCGTTGTGTGTCATCGCGGTCGCGCCGGCCAAATGATAAGGAGCATGCCTATGGCAACTCCAAGCGCGAAGCAGGAGATGCCAAAGGCGGTGAGGCTGATTATGCTGACGTCGATCATCAGCGTGCCTTCAGGAATGCGATCGTGGCCGCGATCTCGGCGGTCCAAGCCTCCAGATCGGCGATCGTATGCGCGATGTTGGCATGCTCTCGCAGAGCATGTGCCCGTATCTCATCGAGCGAGAGCGGTAGTGATTGTGCACTTCTCCGATACGGCGCTGGCGCCGGCGGGTCTTCCTTGAGAATGCCGCGCATCTCTTGGTGAGTGGGTAGCCTGGAGTCTGGTTTAGACGGTCGTTTGCTCATGTTTGCTCTCCTTCTCCATCATTCTGAGCTTCAGTAAGATTGCACGCACGCCGCTATCGTTGATCTCAATGCCGTTATAGTGGCGACTGAAATGGTGGCGCTCGTATCTTGACTCCTCAACTGGCGGCTCAACGCCAGTGAAAGCGTATAACCACGCCACGACTGCGAGACGCGCGTCTTCGAGCTTCTGCTTCGCGCGTTCGCGCTCTGCGTCCTCGGCGTCCTTACGAGCCTTCAGTTCAGCCTGCTCCTCGTAAGGCCCAAGGATGCTCTTGGCATTCATCTCGATGATGTCGGTGGGCTTGTCGGGCTTTTGGTCTTCAACAATGTTGCCTTCGACATTGGTTTCATAATCGTGCGGCGAGCCAGTATCGCGTGTGCGGCGTTGCACGACGGCAGTCACCCTGAAGCGCGCCAGCCCATTGGGATGCATCGGACTGGAAATGGCATAGATTCTGCCGGGGAAAATCTTTGAACCTTGCATGTCAATCTCCTTTTGCTCTATTTCGTTTGTCCCACACAGGGTGGTCCTGGCCGATCATTGTCAGCTTGCCGTCGTGATAGGTGTAGTTCACCGGGTCGTCGCTCTCGACAACACGAGTATCGAGCACGAGTATCCAGCGCATGGCGAGATCGAAGACGTTGTCCTCGGCTTCTTGCTTGGTGGCAAACCGCAGTTGATTGCCGCACCATTGGCCGGATGAGTCGGCGATCACTTCAGGTTTCCATGACATGTCACTTGCTCCCTTCACGGCGCTTTTCAGCGTGCTTTGCTGCGCCGTCGTACATTTCGCCTGCTAATTCGAGGAACTCCTCCCTCGATGCGCCGCAGAACTGGGTGAAAGTAGCTGCGGCACGCATAAGCACTGAACCAAGACAGGGAACGCTGTCCTGTTTGATGCCGGCGATCTCGAAGCTCTGCGCAACATCCTTGATGTACGTAATGAGCTTGTCCTTGGCGTATTTGTGCAGATCGCGCTCAAGCTTATTCAGGGGCATGTTCGTCCTCCGTGATTACCGTAGTGCATACGAGCGCTTTCCGTTTCTCGTGGCGCTTCAGTACGGCCCATGATTTGCCGTCTATCGTCGGCAGCGAGACGCGCCAGCCAGCTGGCGGCGCATTGAACCACGCCGTTGCATCGGCTCCGTCGTTGATAAACTTGAGGCACGTATTCCAGATGAGGCGCGTTGCCTTCATCAGATGATCGGCATTGCGTGCGCCCAGGCGCTGCGCGACGCGGCTCATCGCATGGCAGGTGATGAACAGGAGCGGCCGGGAGTGCGCTTGAATCTTATTGTGTCCGCCACCCTGGCTTTCGACAGCTGACAAGTTGCATGCGATCCAGGGCTTCGGGCAGATCGGATCGCCGGGGCGAATCTCCTCGTCGCGTCCAGGATCGTAGCCGGTGAAATCGTAGATCATGATATCGAAGCGTCCACGCTTTCCTGGATTGAGAACCGTATGGTACGCACCTGCACGCTCGATGCGCTGGGCGAGCTTGCGCTGTGCCTTGGGTGTGCCGGCACCGCCGCATGCTGTAACGACGGCGCTGATCTCGTCCCAAAGTGTCGCGTGCTTGCGGGCAAGCTCGCGCATCATCTCGGCGACGACGCGATCGGCGTAGCGTTCCGGGGGTGGACCGAAGGACCTGATCTCAAGCATCGATTAGTCCATCCTGCTTACTTCGAAGCGCTTGTCGCGCTGGAGGATCAGCACCCAAGCGTGCTCGTAAAGGATGATCGTCTCTTCCCGTAATCTCGTCAGCGCGAGCGGATGCAGCGCCGGATCACCGGGATATTTGAGCGTAAGATCGCGCCGCAGCTGGAAGCCCTCCATCGGTCGCCAGCCGCCGCCGTACTGATACTTGCTATCAAGCTGCTTGCGTGCAGGCGCAGGGTCATCGGTGTCGAGCATGCCGGGGATGAGCCCGAGATGCTCGGCTGTGATGTCGGGATGCAGCGCGATCCAATCGGGCATCATGACGGTCACCTGATTCGCGTGAGATGGACTCGAGCGGCCTCGACATGCTCCGGGAAATCACCGTCAGCATTGTCGATGTACTGCTGCAAAGCCTGCTGCATCATCTCGCGATGGACCTGGGCACGATGACGCTCGCGATCAGCCTCCCAGGCGCGATCATCGTTCTCGGCCTGAGTGATCAGCTGAAAACGCTCGATCTCTGCCAATGTTGCGATGGTGTTATGCTCGAGCGCCCAGGTCACAGCTGCATCGAACTCGTCGCGATTGATGCCATGGGTGCGGCGGTATCCATCGTACTTTTTGTCCTTTCTGCTGATCCAGGTTTTCTCATCGGCGCGACCCGTGAGATCAAAACCTGCGTGATTCCAGCGTGCTCTATTGTCGAACGTGGCGCGCCACTCGCCATCGATCAGCACCTTGTAGTGATAGGCGCTGCGATTCTTCCTGCTGTGAAAGCTGTGCGCGCTGAACGGTACAGGCTCGTAGGTGATGGTGGGCATGTCAGCGACCCTCCGCATCGGCGATGGCAGCGCAAACTGTCTCGCGCAATTTCC